GTCGAAATTTTCAGAGATCGCGATAGACATTAGCTTTCAATAAAATCATTACGAATAACATTCGTGAAATCCGTGAGGTTTTCGATGTAGGTCCCTTGGTCGGACGCCGTGGTGTATTGATCACGGACAAAGGCAAGCTCGCGGATGCCCACGAAGTAGGCGCGATCCTGTTCGAAATTAGCCTCTAGCTCTCGATACTTATGGCGACAGGTCACGTAAAAGAACATGACCGGGAAGTTCTGCTCTACTATCAAGGACTCACGGTTAAGCTGCGAGACTTGATCGGTGATGGCCTTAGCTGGGTTCTTCTGTTCAACGGGGTAGTTCTTAGTAAGAGTGTCCTGAGCAAAGGCCGAGATGAGAAATTCCAGACCCGTGATACGTTCAGCCGGTTGCTGTGTGTATGGATCTAGGCCCAAGCGAACGCGATTCAGCGTGTCCTGATCGATAGTCGAGGATGGTGCGTCTCCCGCTCGAAGGAAATTCTCTAGCTCTTGAGTCGTTGGCGTATCTGCGGTCTGATGAAGGTCATCTAGGTAATAGTCATATCCAAGCTGAAGCGCGTTGTATACCACCCTGACCTGGGACGCCACAAAGGCGTCTCCGGTAGTTTGCTCAGCGTCCAGACGGGTCAGGAAGTAATCGAGAACCCACTTTGGATGCTTCTTGTAGCGGGTAGCTTGGGAAAAGGTGCCTGGAGAATAATGCTGCGCCTGGAGATGAGAGAATTCGATCTTGACGTAGCGGGCCTTGATCGGTTCGGGCAACATGTGCTCTTCGCGCCGGTCGGCGCGATATGTTTGGTATACCGGGGTCCACAGCTTGGACTCCCAATCCGAATCAGAGACCCCTGGATCTCCCTCGTTCGAGTAGTACAGGTTGAAATAGACGCCTGGGGTGATTGGATCGATGAGAACCCGGTCAATGACCGCTGGGGTGTCATTAGGGTTCAAGGTTGCCTTTAGGGTGGGCGAAAGCGTAGGAGCCCCGGCCCAGACATACCCGGCCATATTTCCTACTGCAAATTCTGGATCATCAGGACCAGGATTGGTGAGGATCTGCCCTCGGGTGATACGGACAACGAGGTTCGATCCCGAAGCCGGGGTCCAGGTGTAGATGGCCGCGATGGCTACGCCTACGGCGTCCGAGGGAGCGACCGTCCGCCCCGTGAGTTCGACCCAACTATCCGTTGTCGGACTATTCGATGTGGCTAGGACGGTGCCAACGTAGTCCGTGCCATTCGCGCGGAGCCAGAGCGGAGCCAGTCGGAAGGACGTAGTTCCCGGTCCCGGTGCAACGACCTTCTGTGACACGCGGAGAAATACTTCTTCTCCGGAAGTAACAGAAATGTTGCGAGGATCGTTGGGAGCGGGATACCATCCAAAGTATCTATACGCCGTGCCGTTGGTTGAAGGATTCTTGCTGTTCTCCCAGGCGTGGCCCAACTCATCATCTGTGACGATAGTGCTGCTTGTGTAGTTGACATATCCTCCGTCAAGAACGTCAGAATCAACGTTTGGATCGATAGCTTCATTGGCGACCGCGTAAGTAGTTGTATGCGGGTTGGGGCGAACGTCAAAGTAGAGCGACTCTACGGCATATTTTGAAGGATTTGGCTTGGAGTACCAAAACGAATTGGTGTCGGAAGTGAAGCTGGCAAAGCTGTTGGCCTTAGACCGCCGAACTATCGATCGATACTGGTTGGAGAGGAAGTCTTCTCCCGAGTCGGCCGTGAACGTCATGAGCTTAAAGGCCAGCCCACCAGATTCGAAGTAGACCGGATCATCCGACTGGACTCCGATCCTGAACTGTCTATTCACATACTCGGCCGGAAGGGTGACGGGTCTGTTGAAGAAGATCGGAAGCCACTCCTTCTCCGCTCCAATTACGTCTGAGTAGCTGCCTTGAACCAGATTCGTCCAATAGCCAAGTTCGTTGACATCTAACGTGATGTTAGCCGAGAACCCATTGCGTGTGTCTGCACAAATCTGAACGCCCGTGATATCGGGGACCAAATTTGTCCTAAGATAATTGGTTGGCAGAGCAAAGGTTCGATAAGCAAATGCGGGAAGGGCCTGGGAGCCTTGGGTGTCATTAAAGGATAATTCGATTCCGCTCAGCAGCGTATGACGGAAGGTGATGTCGGGGACAAATCTATCCATTATCCGATATTTCTTCCTGCTCTAAGGTTTTTAACTTTAATCTGATCATCATATGATCGTAGACGGGTAAATCCGATCCTCAGCGCCCGGGACCATGGAAGCTGGCTCTTTAAATCAACAAAGGAAAGCCCTAGCGAAGCCCAGACATTTGATTCATCCATCGATGGATAAAGGATGTTGGAGAACGGCCCGACCGGCTGCGCGGGATGCCATTCTTCAGTCTCTCCTGAGTCTAAGATGTCATATTCGATGTCTATTTGTACCGGGACCTTGAGAATATCGAATGAGATATAGTTAACACACTTGACGAATGGGAAGTGGATAGTTAACCATTCGTCGTCGCTTCGTTCGGCTGAGGCCCAGAAATTGTCGGAAGAATATTGGATCTGCGGCGCTCCCGGCAACTGGGCATAGTCGGTAGGATAGATTCCGTTAATCATGGATACGCCGGTTCCGTTGATCTCCTTTGATGCGGTGATAAACAGCGGCTCGGCATAGTTCGCTAGTGCTTTGTCCGCAACAGAGATGTCGTCTGCGGTGGCGGCGACAGACGAAGCGGTGACCTTCGAGATATTATGAAACGCAGAATAATGATACTGAAGGTCGTTTTGAATTCGTGGAGCCTCCTTTTCCTTCTTAGCTTCGATCCAATTGTAAGGCTTAGAAGGGGAGGGCACCGGCCAATCTATCGTAGGCGAACCGGTGACAAACCTGACCACCTCGGTGTATTCGGACGTGGAATCCACCTGATTCCACGTTGTAACCTTCTTGGTTCCCTTGCCGGTGTACAGGGTTGGAATGGTAGTCTGCGGGCGGATCCTGTCCAAGGCCTGTTGTAGGGTATACTGATCCTTAGGAGCGATAGACACAACCTCGTCGCTCGCATCTTGACCGCCCACAAGCGTTTCGATGAAGATGACGACATTGTTACTTAACGGATTTCCATTGATGTCGTTGTATGCAAGGTTGTTCACTGACTCAAGCTGCGGGACATCCCAATCTGCTAGTTCATTCTGGAAAGTAATAAATACCGGGAAATTAGGTAGAGGGCCGCCCTCGACCTTGACGTTTCCTTCTCCAACCGCATCAATACGTTCTAGTGCCAGACGGACATGATCCCTTGTAGCGTTCCAAGGGATGTCGGTAAAGGATAATGTGCTGGTCCCGTCGAAGTACGAGTAAGTGCCGTCTGATGGGGAACCGTTATAGACTAGGCGGAAGCTCCCAGCATTGGGGAGAAAGGGCTCGCCGATGATGCTGATGGATTGCGTCTCGGACTGGCTGATGGTACGTCGGGGAACGACAACAAACTCTCCGGTCGAATCAGTCTGCCCATGTTTGTCCAGGCCCAGAGGATCATCAGAGCGCACGTCAAAGAGGTATTTGTAGTTCTCGATAATCTCGACATCATGGCCGAGCCCCGCCTTAGCCGTAAGACGCATACCGAATGGCGTGTTTCCGGCTCGCGCTCCGTTGACGTAATCCAGCGCGCGGTTGCGGTAGCGGGCGTTCTTAGCTCGGATCTCTTCCCAGGCATCCTTGTCGAGAACACCATCCGGGGCCTGATCGAAGGTCTCATCGATAATGCGTCCGAAGGCAAACGGGGATCCGAAGAAGCGATCCAAATCGAAGGAGTCAAGACCCATTTCCTCCAAGGAGATGCGAGCCTGGAGATAATCCTTCTTGATCCAGTTGACTCCCGCCTCGCCCAGGAGAGTTCGCATGAACTTGTAGAGATGCGAGTCGGGCGACTTGTTATAGATCTCGTTCGGGAAGCGGTCGAGGTAGTAAAAGGTGTCCTTTGGCCCGCCAAGGGACTCGACCAGGAACGACTGTCTAACGACATCTGAATATCCGGGGATGCCGATTGTCGCCATTTACGACCTCTGCCACGAGTTCTGTGCTCGCGCCCTAATAAGAATTCCTGGCACTGCGGCCCACTGTCTATTAGCGACCCCTGACTCGTCACCTGAACTCAAAGCTTCAGACAAGCGCGGAAGCTCATCATCCTTGACGAAGAAATCTGATGAAAAATTCGTGCCCAATTCGACTCCCATCTGACTCGTCTCAGCGACTCTCGTCGTAGCGACCGAATTGGGCAAGTCAGAGGACCATCTCACGTTGTCCACGCCAGAGACGGAGTGGATCGCCTGTAGTAAGTCAGATAGCTGGATAACGTTGCCAAAATACTGAGATTGAAAGTAATTATTTACTGCAATACGGATTGCGTTGTTGGTTGCCGCTGTATTCGCTCCGGATCCATACATGACGGTGATGTCAAGCTTGAAGTAACGGAGCTTGGCACGATGGACGAGGACATCGGTGGTAACCTGCTTAGAAGCCTCAAGATTGCCTTGAAGGTCTACGATGTTGCGGTCGTAGACATAATTATCCACAGCAACCGAAGTCCCGGCTGGGAATTCGTTAAGTGAGAGCCCAGTTCTGGCAACGTCGGACGGCGAGGTTGCTCCATTAGCATTGGGGTTCCATAGGATTCCGTTGCGAGCGCGGATCGTTCCCCGAAGTTCGGTGACATCCTCGGCGAGGAAGTAGTGTTCGCCGAGGTAGAAAATTGAGGTGTCGGTCGTAGTTGAGATGATGATCTGTTCAGGGAGATCAACTACCGGCTGCCAGTACAGAGGAAATAGGAGATAGCCCAGGGTCGGGAGTGTTGTAGGTTGACCCGCGAGTCGATAATTCTGTTGATAGTATTTACTCGTGGCTGTATTAACGATGGCTGCGGTAGTCGAGGCACCGGGTGAAGGGAAGATGGTAGAACCAACCACCTCGTTCGCTCCATCAACATATACATCAACGCAATTTGTAACATTTATGTCGAAGTTATTTCGCGAAGCCTGAGACATGTAACTATGCTCGAACAGCAAGGTGTCTCCTGGCCGGATGGCTACCACGTCATCGTTTGTACCCGTGTAGACGTTGGTGAACGTGATATTAGGACGGAAAGGTGCGTTGGCGGCGCTCACGTCGATATTCGTAGCGGCAAAACGTCGCGTATCACCGCGATCCTTGGCCGAAGACAGAACGTTCATCCGCCAATCAAATCCCTCGCGCCAGAAGACTGAGCTAGAGCCATTCTGACCGTTAGAGATGAAGTTAGGAACGTTTGAATAAATGTGTTTAGAGTAGGGAACAGTTGACATAGCGGTGGTGTACTCGCCAACCGTACCGAGGCCCAGATCCGGCGATCCATCACTGTCCACGTCATACGCGGAGTTGTCGTCTACGGGAGGTACCTGAATGTATTCCCGGTACCGGGAGATCGGGCCGACAACGTTTACCTTGGTAGTCGTCGCTGCTGAGGCGGCAATAGCGATATATTGGTCTTGGGTGCCAGCGAGGTTTCGGAAGACGGTGTTCTTGAATCGGACCTTAAGTTGGTCGTCATCTTCCTGATCGACTCCTCCCGAGATGGCCGCTTCGTTATTGACCGTGTGGATGCCGTAGACAGGGTTTGCTGCAAACAGGGTGATCTTATTTGCGGCTACGTTGCCGATAGACCCGGTGAGCATTGCCCTCACTGGGGCAGCAACACTAGTCTGTCCGGCAAGTAGGGTGGTGTCGAACGTCGTCTCGAATACGACGTTCTGAAGGGTGTCTGCGGAAACCAGGCTTGATGATTGGTTTGGGGCAATGACCTGGGTTCCGGCTGGGATCCGGATGTCTTGAGTCGAAGGGGATGTTCGCCCGAAGGACACGAACCCGCTAGCGGCAACGGCCTTTTGACGACCGAATCCGAACAAGGCTAGGAAGTTATCTAGCTTGGACCCTACCTTGGAATCGATATCTAAGGCCCCCGAAAGCTGGACGAGATCGACTTGCGCGTCCGAGAGCGCCTGAGCTACCGTGTCAAGGATCTTACGCTCGGGCGTCCCCACCTCGGCCGAAACCGAAGGGTCCAGCAAGCGAAGCTGGGCGAGCATTTGTGCAGCTAGTTCTTGCTGAGTGAGAGCCATATTAACGTGTGATTACTGGGGGAAGGTCAAGGGCTACAACTGGGTTGTTGTCGCGTCCGCTTTGAAGGTGGATGGTGATAGTAAGAGCGTCTGCGTTCTGGGAGAAGTCAATCGAATTCACAGCGGCGAGAACCTCCCCGAGCGAGAGCGTGGAGCGGTTGTAGCGGTCGCGATCTCGCTTTGCTCGTTCGACCTGTTGATTCTGGTAGAGGCTGGCGATACGACGAATTTCGGCTTCGATGCGCAGCTTGAGGTGGCCCCAGTCGGTGCCTGCGATTACGGATTCAACCACCTGTCCGTTGGGCTTTACGCCTCCATCAAGCAAGGATCCATACCATGGATAGGATGGGTCAGTCCCCATCTTTTCTAAGATGAAATGACGAAAATCCTGCACAAGTTTATTTTCATCCGTAACGGTCCCAAATTGAGCCCCGTTTAGAACCAAATCTCCATTATTTACTTGCAGCGACCAACTCATCAGAGATTACAAGAGCGCAGCCCTAGGCAATAGTGGTTAGAATGGCTGTCTTATTCCACTTCCCAGCTTGCCTGATTAGGAGTAATTTATTGGTCGGATCCGAAATAAAAGTGCCGTTTGGCGGGACGGACGAGAACAAGGCGTCAATCTGGGCACTGGTCTTCCCTGCTGTGTTGAACTCTCGTAGAGGGCTCTCGGTGTTGAGTATTTGCCTGCCATTCCGATCTACGACCGAGGTGGCGTCAAGGCGCATCTCTCCCGGACTCATATCCGTGATGGCAAGTTCGTGGTCCAGAAGTTGATGATGGACTCGATTGCCTAATACCCATTGGGTGTTATCGAGGCGATCCCGCTCAATGGTCCATATTTCTCCTTCGATGGGCCACCGAAATCCTGACGGGACCTCGAAGAGCGAAACGGCAACGGTCCCACCATCGCGCAGCGTTCCGGCGACCTCCTTGTTAGGAGGATAGACGTGGGTAACCTCCATCCATTGCTTGCCTAGGCTCACTGATCCCCTAGACCCTTCTGGCTCATCGCGCGGACCATGCCTCTTGAGATGCTCTTGTTCGTTCCGGTGGAAGAAGGAGCCGAGAGATTGGCTTGGGTGGTGAAGCCCGACGAGTAATCCCAGGAATGGTGTACTTCGTCTACGTACATCTGGATATCGTGATCCTTAAACTTCACTAGCCCTCCGGGGTATATCTCCGGCATAAAGGTGAAGCTAAAGGTCGTCATGAACTGCCTCGCCCAGGCCAACATAAATGTCTGGTAGGCGTAGAAGGTCTCAAAGATATGGGAGCGGATGAACGGAGCATCCTCGACATAAGGCCGCGTGCCGTAGCGGGTCAGGAATGCGATAGAGGCGTCTATCGAGCCCAGGAACGGGGTCAAGTCCTTCTCCTTAGTGTCGCCCTGCTCGTTGGTCTTCTTGGCCTCCTTGGGGTCGGTATTCAGGAAATCAGCCGTCCCCGCGTTCAGGACATTCACTACGCCATGGGTGTTTAGCTTTCGGGTGATGTCGATCTGCTGGCTCGGCAGCGTAGCCCCGGTCACGAAGACGTGGGTGATCAGCGCCTCGTCCGTGAGGTCGATATTGCCTTCAAGGACTTCGATGTCATCAATCTCCCAGTAAGGAGCGGTGTTGAAGGCTCCAAAATAATCTGGGTGGAAGGAAAAGAAATCTCCGTTAGGCAAGGTCATGAATGACCGCAACGAACCCTTGGCTAGTTGCTCGATAAATGGAAGTAGTGGCTGATCGTTCATCAATGATCGACCACGCGCATCGTCGCCGCGCAACACGAGAGATTCGGCCGCTGAGACGGCCTGGGGGAAATTCAGTGTGGTAAAGACCGATGCAGTCTTAGCCGCCGCTAGGGCGTCTCCAAAGCCGGTGGAGTCCGGGCCACCGGAACCCGGATCCGAGGCGTCGGTCGGAGCCGTTTCGCCCTTCTGCAAGGCCTTCAACAATGACAAGGGGTCGGTATTGCCGTCCCCGGTGCCGTCCGTTCCGTCGTTTCGCTGGATGAAGTGGACGTGAGGCCCACCACCCGGATTGCCACTGAGGGCGATTTGTGTTCCGCCCTTCACCTTACCAACGGGGTGCAGGCCCGTTGCTTGGACGTGGCCCCAACCGATGATCGTGCCAGCGTTGATGTCTCCCGTTTGCTCGGTGAACTTAAAATGGATCATTCCTCCGTCCGACCATGTGGGAGTCGAGAGGGTGATTTCTCCATCGCATGGTGCGATACACGGCGTGCCAGCCGGTACCCCAGCGTCTATGCCAGAGTGCCAGTGGATATGTCCCGAAGTACTGGTCTGCTCAATAGGACCGCCCTCGGTCGCCTGATGCCATCCACGACCGTAGTGAACGTTGCCCTTGATCGGTGCATAGATTGTCACGCTCTTAGTCTGAGAAGGGTCGCTTGTGGCGGCGGGATCTCCAGATTTGGTCTGCGTATCCACGCCCTCCTTGCCGCCCTTTTGCTGATCTTCTACCGAGGACGCCTTGGCCTTCGCGCTGGTACCGCCATAGGACGAGATATAGCCCTTAGCCTTTTCTACCTCAGCGTTAAACGTGCCGTAGAGCGGGTTGTTACTCAGGGTGACTCCCTGAATATACATTGCCCATTCTTGGAGGTTGCGCCTGAAGGATGGATTCTTATTAGCGGCCAACTTGGCTGCGTACGCGAAGCCGTTTGAGGCAATCCCAAGGTCGTCGTTATCTGAGTACTTCAGAGTGGCCGGATGCCCGCACTTTGCCCAGGATCCGGGGCAGCCCGCGTTCTCTGACGGGCCGAATGAACCACGAGTCCATTGAAACCATCCATTGGCGTCAGAGCGAGGGTTGTGCATGTTGACCCCGTAGCCCGTCTCCAGACCAATAACGGCGAGGGGTAGCTCCGCTGGTATGCCATTCTTTTCGGCTGCGTCAACGACGATAGGAACGATATTCTTAAGTTCTTTGACAGGTCCGGAAGGCGTCCCCGAAGGAGCCGTTCCGCCACCGCCTACCGACCCTGCGCCGATGTAGTCCTTCAGCCATTGTTTGAAATCTTCCGATGCGGCATCGGCGCTCTCGTGGAGGGCGAAGTAGATTTCGTGGATTCGATCCGTCAGCGAAGTTGGAAGCTGTTCGATGAAGATCAGGTCGGGGTCCCATCCGGCGATGTGCTTGAGGGAGGCGAACATTAGGTCTGCCATGGACGCCGACTGTGCTGCCTGGGCCTCATCGACGGGCTTGGTACCGGGCTTTTTCGGATTCTGGATCGTCCCGTTACCATCCGTAAGCCAGCCATAGCGTGCCAGGAAGTTGATGACGAATGGTAGTCCCGGATCGAAATACGTATACTGAAGACGCTTCAACGTACAAGAGGCGCGAAGCGTACATGTACCTGGGTACATCTGATAGTACGGCGTCTGATCCAAGTACCCCGTGAACGACTGGACCGGGAACCCCGGAAGCCGCTGAAGGAAGATCGTAATCTTGTCCATCGGGCGAAACGTCGGATTGCCCGGTTGCGTGAAGGTACGGTTTGGATTCTGGAAGGTAACCTCGGCGGTGCTAACCTGATTGACCTTTCGATGAACGCTTCCGGATACCACCAAGTCCGAGATGTTGTAGGTCCCGGAGTCGGTTTGAATGTAGACATATGCTTTGGGGCTGTACACCAATCGCCGCATTAGTCCGGCTTCCCTTCGCCCTTGCTATAGCCCGCTACTCCGCTTCCGCCTTGTCCGGCCGGACCGTTATCGGGATCTCGTATCCAGTCGATGGACTGACCGTTGCGCGCCGTGTTGTTCACCTGCTGCGCCATCGGATCCATGTACTTAGCAATCTTATTCTTAGCTCCAGAGGCATCCGTACTTTGGGTGTGATATAGGCCTGCGGCTGCGGTCACGACGACGAATTCGAACTGGAACGTGGGAGCATTAACCCATCGCTCGGCCGTACGCTGGATGTTGAGAATATGGCCGTTAAGTGAGTGCCCTTGACGCCGGTGGTTCTGTATACCGCCCGATGAAATATGAAGGTTGGTAGACCACATATGGTCATCCGCACTTGCCCACCTCAGCGCCTTGCGTTGGGTGATGCGGATAAACTCTGCAAGGTTTCCGTAATCGGCTTCATTTGCAACCTGGCCCTGGATCATCACCCGAGGCTGGACGAAGTTGCGCGGATACCATTGCCGATAGCGGTGGGACTGAGCGTATTGTCCAGAGACCTGGAAGTTCATCTCAATGTCCGTAATCCACAGGTGCAGGCGCTTTCCGTCCTGGTCCTCTAGATAGCCGATGCTGTTGTCGGCGTTCGCGGTATAGCGAGTCGGAACGTTAGGGTGATTAACGTAGTACCCTTGGTCGGTGCCGACGACCGGGGCTGTTTCTCCGGGGAAGTTATATTGCCAGGCTGCCATGCAGGTATTACCTGACGGCGCAAGTGGTTTCCTAAGGCGTCTTAGTCTGCTCTGACGATGAGCCTGTGGAGGTCGCTGGCTTACTCCCAACATCTGAGGACTGGATCAAGTCCTTGACATCGCCGCTCATCAGGGCCTCGAACATACTCTGCATCTGCTTGGCAAGACCCTGGAGAGCCACACCAAGGTCTCCAGCCGCCTGACCAGATCCCTGGACCTTGATCCCTGCAATATCACTGGCTCCGGGGTAGAGCTTGTTCTCTTCTTGGGTAATCGTTGCCAGTGGGTCGGAAAATGGGTTGCTTCGACGGAAGCCGATATCGGCGCTGACGCGAGCTTCGAAGTTCTCGATCTGTCCTGCGACTCCGACAGCATTATCAATACTAAGTTCTGCTTGTTCTGGATCAGGGTTAACGACGTGCGCCTGCATCGACCAGGAAGGGACGACGACATCTCGGCCATAGCGCAGCGCTGGGAGTTGGATCGGCTTAATAAACATCGTCCATCCTCGATGAGGGTATTCCAGCTTAACCGCCTTTTCCACATACGAGTCTCCTCCCGCACCCTGGGTGGCCTTCTGCATGTAGAGGAGGAACCATCGATAGATGGCCTCCATTTCTGCGTACGACCGGACATCTCCTTCAATTTGAAGATTGTCGATATTACATGATAGTATTTGCACGACCTCTCCCGCGTATGTCGGATACGCCTGGGTGTTCAAGTTGTATGCCCAGCTTACGCGGTTCATGCCGGTCGTTATCGTCAGGGATCCGATATCCGCATCTACGTCAGGATGAGAAAAGATAAGGCTATGAGACATTATGGACCGGGGGTGTCAAAGCCGCTAAGGCCAGAGTTCCCTTGATTGCTGAGAGGAGATGGTCCAGACGACGAGGCGGCTAGGGCGTTTGGCTGTCCGCCGAATTGGTCCCAACCGCCATTCTTGTTGACCAGCGCCTTGAAGAACTTCGCGGCGGGGCCGGTGAAGGCGACCAGCGCTTGAGCCTGTTGCTCGGCAGACTTGTCGCCAAGTAGGCGGCGGACCTCCTCAACCTGAGCCTTGATGGTTTTCTTACCGTGAGCCTCCTTGAGGTCATCGGCAGATACTCCCGCTTGACGCGCCAATTTGGCTACTTCGTCCCATCCGACGTGTGCCCCACCGTTGCCACTCAAGATATCCATCGCCGTAGCCGAAGAACGCTTCTGCATTTCCTCCGTCAAGCCCCTGTTGACACGCCATCGGATCCCTCCTGACGAGCCGCGCCCGGATCCGACGCTCATTGGGGCAAGGACTTCGCCCTGTGCATTGACCCGATAGCCCTGGGAGTGCGCCCAGCGCAGGCCCGCATCTGATCGGTTAGACATCGCCGCCCCGGCATCGTTATAGGCATTGACAGCAGACTGCGCCGCGCCCATGCGACTGCCGAAGTCTTGACCATTGAGGAGTTTTTGAAGCTCGTCCGCATTCATTCCAAGCTGCGAAGCTGCGGCAGCCATCGCGGGATTGGCTCCAGTCTCGTAACCGATGGTGTTGCCTTGGGCGTCTTTGATCGCTACCCGTCTTCCTTGGGTCCCTAAGGAGCCCGCGAAGGCTCGATAGAGCATTTTGGCTGAGGCGGAAAGTGCCTGACTCTTTACCGAGCCTGGAAGAGACGCCTGCGCAAACGCTGGCAACCCTGTGCTCGCGCCTAGCTGTGCCTGGACAAAGGGATTCTGGAGTAATTGATTGCCCACGTTTGGAGATAGGCCATAGGCGGTGGAAAACTGGCGTCCGAAGCTCACGCCGGACATGTAGTTGCCTCCCGCTGCTTGAGCGGCCTCTCCCGACTGGGCGAGGGCTTGCGCCATGGCATTGACATCAAGCCTTGCGGCTCTAGCGGTTTCGCCCAAGCTGGCAAGCTCCTTATGTAGGTCTTGGACGCTAGCCGTTCCCGTGCGCAGGACTTGGGTAAAGGGAATGAGGTTTTGCGGGTCTACGCCAAACTGGCGGAAGAGAGGTCCCATGAATTGGGTGGCGATGTCCTGACGAGCACCGCCTGAGAACCCGGCCGCTGCCGAGGCAGACACAATCTGTGCGGCCTGTTCCTTATTGATTCCTGCCGAAAAGCGCAGTCTTTGAATATCCATAGACTGACGGAAGCCTTCCGCTCCGGCTTGGGAGAAGGGAGTCTGCATGCCAAAGATGTCGGAGAGGGCGTTCGAGTCCCTACGGAACCCAAGAGCGGATCCGGCATCTCGCATCCCTCGAATGCTGAATCCCTGACCCGCCATATAGTTCCCGGCGCGCTGGAAGAGGTTCCGCGCGGCATATCCATATCCGACGATATCTGACACTTGCTGGAGGCGGGCGGCCTGACCACCAATCCGGTCAGCCCCGGCAATATCTCCTGCGCTCTGCGCCTCAAGCGCCTTCTTCATTCGGCTGTCGCGGAGGATGTTAAAGTAGTCCTGCGCGTTAAGTTCACCGAAGCGGGGAATACGGAAGCCCGTTGGTTCGCCGACAAGAGGCTCGATGCGGTTGAACCAGGGAATAACCTCTTTGCCGTCCTTCATATAATTCCCTTCACCTACATTGGGAAGCTTGGCAGCCCGACGCATCTGATCTGCCCTGTGCTGTTGCTCGGTAAGATTCTCAATGCGGACGCGCTCGCGCTCCTTGCGCTCTTCCTCTTTTCTGGCAGCTTCGTCTCGGTTTTGCCGTGCCGTATCGCGCAAGTTATCCGCAATAGTCTCGTCCGACTTCCCCCGCCCAAAGAAACCCTTAACTTTGTCGATGGTTGAAGCTCCACCGCCGCTCATAAGTTGTTGCTGTTGCTGTTGAAGACGCTCGGTATCACGGACCATCTGAGCATGCAGTTGGCCCATCTTCTTGGCCGTGTCCTGAAAGTCGGTAGCCTTAAGCGCCTGGAACATCTTGGAGATTTCTCCAAGGGAGGCGGCAAGCTGCTGCGCGGCCTGGGTATCCTGGGCCGAAAGAAGGCTTAGCTGTACTCTGATGCTGCCAGGATCATTCTCTTCTGCCATCGAATCTTATGTGACCGGACTTGACAAAAGGGCAAACAAGGGTATACTACCGCCTATGATCGATTTTATTTTCAGGCCTATCGAGTGGATCCTCGATAAGCTTCCCTACTACGGCTCCAATCACAATGGGTCTCCCTGGTGAGTCTGATGGATTCCCAGCAATCCGATAGCTACGTAACCCCAGACCCAAACCACACGGCCGGTGGCTACCCCACGGGTCTTGCACGAGAGAGCGTGCCGGTCGAGGCGATCCGCCGCGCGTTTCACGAGTCTGGCCTCAGCATCCGCGAGCTTGCCCGCCGCTTGAACGTTCATCACTCCAGCGTCGGCCGTGTCGTGAGCACCCAGCGGATCTCGCCCCAGTTCAAGGCGAACGCCGCTGGCGAGACGGTGCGCTACGAGGCGCGAAACTTGAGCATGAATCGTCTGCGGGCTGAGCGTTACCTCAAGGCGATGGGCTACGACCCCAAGGACTGGCTCCCGGACACGAGCGTAAAGACCGGAAAGCGACCGAGAACCCAGACAGGAGAGAACGCATGATGACGAGCGATCTGATCGTCGCCGTGGTGTTGGCGGTACCGAACCTGATGCTGGCTGCTGGCTGTCTGTGGCTGGCGGGGCGCTCCTAGATGTCATCGCCTTCCCAGCGAAGCGACAGCCCGCTTACGGACGAGCAGCGCGCCAATGCGCTCCGCGAGGGCGCGAAGAACGTGGCGGCGCTGCGGGCTGACGGCCACCAGGACCTCGCCGAGGGCCTGCAAAACCTGCTTGACAGCGCCGCTGCTAAGACCGGGGAGCCATGCGACTTCTAATCGCGGGCTGGATCTGTGGCTGCGTGACGGCGCTCAGTCAGGCGTGGTGGTGGGGCGACATCTACTTGGCGTTGTCCATGCTGCTTATAGGCGTTGTCCTGACCTTGACCGCATATACGGCCGTCAAATCAGACACCGAGCCGAGCTAGCTCGGCCATCATACGTTCGACATCGGCTTCTGTCTGAGGGATCTCCTCGATGATTTCCTCTTCCGGATTATCTTCTTCGCCATAGACCTGGGCGTAGATATCCGGATGGGTTGCGAGGAGATGATCCTTAAATTGGTCTACTCGGGCTTGTCCGCGAGCGTCTTCATCTGCTCGGATGAGATAGGCGACAAGCCTGAGTTGGACTCGGTTGAGGTTTCCAGAGAGTCGCCCTGTTCGTTCAAGGAGTCTCGCGAGGGCCAAGAGGTCCGCAGACTCCGTTGTGATAAAGAATCTACGGCGTCCAGCGCCTCGGCCTGTTTGGAGAGTAGCTCGGTGTAGTGACCGAATAGGAACTCTCCGATAGGCCAGTACCAGTTCTCGGTCATCCAGTTGAATTTAGCCCGAACATTATCTTGGATGTTCGGCCCGATGGATGGACAGTAGTTATCGTCGCCATCGACGGCAACGATAGCCGCTGCCAGGTGTGCCCAGGCATACGCCTTGACCTGACCCAAGGAGTCCTGATATTCCTTGGCGATCAGGGAGGCGACTAGCTCTTCGTCCGCACGTAGCGTGCGTAGAACCCAGTTGTGACCCCATTTAGAAACATGGGCTTCGAGATGCCCAAGCCACATGAGGCCTTCGACGGACTGAGCTACTTCTGGAGGAAACTCATCAAATGGGACGGGCAATTTTAACTAAGACTTGACTGGGAGAGAACGCCCATCACGGAGCGCAATCGCCTGGTTGGCGTCAGCGCCGTCTCGCGTGATGTGCGTATACATGACTGTAATGCGCTTGGTGACTTCCATTGTCCCAACTTCGATGGTCTCCCCGTCCTCCACATTGGAGATAATGCAGTTGTGGAAGCGCTCCGCATATGGAGATGGCTTCACGCCACGAATCGTCGGAGGAGAAATAAGCTTAACAACGGTGATCGGATCCGTCTCTGCCGCCACCGCAATAAAAATGTTTACAAGGTCAACCGAGCCTGCGATCAGCGATAGGTGATCCCAGACCTTGTGGTTGTACAACTCGTAAAGCTCAAGCGTGAGCGTTCCAGGATTCTGTGCCGCAGGGGTAATGATTTCCAGCGCATACGGCTCGTCCAAAGGATGGATCGGCGTAGGACCAGGACCGACCGGAGTCGGAGAAACGTGAGCGATCTGTCGGCAAAATCCGATAGGCTTTGAGCGCCAGAAGAAGGCGGTAAAGCCCGAACCGCCTGTACGGGTACGCGCGCCGCTAACGTCGCGAGAGTAACCTGAAATCGAGTCAGCCATTGCTATTTCTTACCTAGACGGCAGCCGTAGTTGTTGTAGTAGTTAGTGTGTTATCCGTCAAGTCCAGCGAGAAGATAATCGTGACGTAGTTGAGTGGGAACGCTGGGAGGTAAGAGAATCGAACCTCAACGGTGGTCGGATCGGACGCGAGAACGCGAGCCTGGACCCCCTTGTAGTCCACAAGGTCTCGACGTGAGCGCAGCGCCTCAAGGACTCCGATCACCGCGTTCTTCACGGTGAACGGGGCATTGCCGTCCGCAGGCACGTTGCCGATGATCTGCGTATCAATCGTGTTTCGGATCGAGTCGATCATCCGGTGCTTGGATCTCACCACTGAGAGTTCACGACGTGCTGTTGCCGTGTTATCCACCGTCAGCGCATGGCGGACCTGGAGGACAGCGCCCTTCTGCTCAACAACCATGAGACCTGCGGCAGCGTCAGCGTCCTTCGCTGCCTTGTCGCGGGGATCCTCAACGGTCTGGAAGCCCGATAGCTGCTTGCGGGTGAGCGGGGTAGAGACCGGGCGGGCAGCAAGCATTCCCGCAATAGCTGCTGCGGCATACTGACCACCAACCACGATGCTGGCCCCGGTAGAAGGAAGGGTCCGGCCAAATCGTGCGGGGGATACCAGCACAGTTGCCTCGGCCTCGGTGTCTCCACGAGTGCGGAGAGCCGCCGCATGACCCTGTAGCTCTGACTGGAGCACACTATCCTCTCCAGCAATGACGACAAGTAGTTGTCCCTGGGCCGCCTGATAGCGGACGTGATCCTGTGCAGCTTCAATAAGCTGAAGTTGAGCGGCAGCGTTCAATCCCGATGGGAAAATCGGGACGACCACGTTGATGTCTTCGATGTCTCGAAGCCCGACTAGCGTGGTCTGGAAGGTCGCAAAAGCGTTAACGTCGCCGGAATCAGGCTGACGACGGGTGACGTTGCCATTGGCATCGGTGTCTACCTCGAAGAGCGGCTGGACCACGACGTTCTGCGCGCCGTTTTCAAAGGCGATGGTAGCCGCAGCGGTGAGCGGGGTCAGGATTCCGCTGGTGTCGAAGGCTGCGCCGTAGCGATCCTCGACTGCCGCAAGGGTGTCGAGCCGGGTAGCAACAAAGTACTTCTCGGGAACGTGGCGGAAGGTAAATGCGAGGACGCCGCCGTTGGTCTTTAGGCCCGATCCATTGACCGGCGTGATTGTAAAGGTCAGCTTGTCGCTGGATAGCGTTGCGGTGAAATCAGCGCCTTCAGCATAGACACCGTTGGTGCCCGCAGTCGGGTCAACGAGATCTCGGACCTTCTCGAACGAGGTGTTGGTGTCAACCTTTTGGAAGATGGATCCGGCTGGAGCCGAGATCGTTTGGGCCGTCCCCGAGGCCGGGAAGGTAAGCTGCGCCGTCTTTAGCTGATACCCCTGCGCCAAGCCCACAAGGCAGACCTGGGCTGAAGTAGCTAGGATGGTATTGACGGATGGCGAAAATAACTCTTGGACGTAAACGCCAGGGGGTGTGTAAGCAGAGGCCATAGTTCTCGATTATTATCCCTGTTGCGTCCAAGCTTTTTGTAGTTACACGTCATACTCCCCACGACTGGCGTCGTAGGCGTTATCTGCTTGTGACCAACTAGAAGAATCTGGCGTGCCTTCCGGCCTTGACTCTAGGCCATCTAGGTAAGGATAGACATTGACCTTCTGAACCGTTCCGAATCCATCAATCGCTTCTTCAGGTGGCAGGCTATAGAACTCGCCCATGATTCCGACCCGGTAAGATGATTGGTATACAAGTTGGTCTTCTGAGAGCCAGGGCTGAGGCGTCTGCGTCTCTCCCATAGGGGAGAGCCTGTCCGTGTTCAGGTTGAGGTAGTTCCAGCGGTGCTTGTTGCGCGGGTCCTCGTCGCTCCCCGGAGCGCCATTAGGATCGGCTTCGATATTGATGGGGTAGTAGATACGCGAGAAGAAGTTCTCGGTGTACTCGGCCATATCCGGCATTGACAGAGTTTGGACGAGCGTGTCGGAGATAAGGTCTCGATCCAGCGACGACAGCGCATATACACCGAATTCAATGTCTCCGTGGTAGAGATAATGGCGGAATTTAAAGGCCACGGGATCGTCTGACTCCACGAATAGGAACTCCACATGACCCACGCCCGCGTTCTCTATAGAACGCTCTACGAAGCGTACAACTATGGCCGGATAACTAAGTTGAGATGTGGGAAACTCGATGGAGACCTTCGTTTTCCGGAGCTTCGAATCGGGGTGGTTGAGAAAGACTTCTCGCAGAGCCTCGACTATCGCCGCCTTAACGTAGCTCTTGTAGGGGATGGTCCGCTCAGGAAGTAGAGGCATTAAAACCAAGATTCGGGAGAGGTTTGATTGCGGGTCTGATGGACGATCAACGCAGAAAAGGCTTCGGCGGACTCCCGGTCGTGCTTGATCGCTTCCGCAACGGCATCCCGAACGATCTCGACCAAGAGCCGGTAGATTTCCTCTTCTGAGCGGACTTCGCCATGACGGGCGATAGCGTCCTGAATCGCATACTTTACGAGATCCGGGTCGTAACGAAGCTCTAAGTGATCGAAGGTGTTGGGTGTGTGAAAAATATCCCCGCCGAGATAGTAAGGTTTGCGGGTGTCGGCGTTGGCGAATTCCACAGCCGCGCCGAGAATTGTTTGATAAGCTAGCTGCTTAACTGGGTAGTCGTCATACATCAGCGATCTACCTCTACTTCGTAGAGCACGTCGTTGGTAGGGATCAGCGCCATCTCGAAGGTCTGGTTGATCACATGGCTGTTTCCAAACGACTCTCCATACTCCTTGCGGCCTCTCCGATCCAGCCCTCGCATCGACACCGGGTTGACGTTCTTAGCTTCAAATCGCTCGTGGGTTTCGAGGATGTCGCCGTTTGCCGCCAGCGTGACGTTGATGAGCAAGTCATTGTCGTTGATGTTGGGCCACCAAGGAGCGATAGCTAGCGCGCTCTGTACCTGGAAGATGGGGCCTCCGACCGTGGACTTGTAGAAGTCTTCGGCTCGATCCGGCTCGATGATGTAGGTCAAGGTTCCTGGCCCATACCCGCGATATTTCGGAGCTTGGATCCAGCCCGCACCAGGACTTATTTCGGATACGACGATCTCGCCGTTGGCGTCATACCACTCGTTGTCCGATAGCTCGATTCCGACATACCCGACGCCATGAGAGATAGGGTCATGGTTGCGAGTCTGTTCGTAAACCGAGTCGTAGACGGGAGATTTGACTGCCTCGCCGTTTTGAAAATCGACATCGTTGTATCGATGCTTGATGACCATCGGAGTACCCATCCGGTGCAGCATTTCGGACGTAGAGCGACGACGGCGAGCCACATCCCGAGGGACGTTGGGCTCGCCAACAAACCGTGTGGATCTGCGGCCAATAAAAATCGGCATCAGTAGTAGCCTCGATTGATGCCGCGCGTACGCAGAGGAGCGGGAAGGTTGCGTCCGGATTTGTTGGAGATAAGCTGCTTGGACGTATTCAGGCCGAGGAACTGTCTCTTCCACATCTTCACGAGGTGGTCATAGTGCTGGAACTCGATTTGATAAATCGTCCCCCAGCGCTGTAAGTAATCCCTACGATCTTCATACGTGACCTGTCCTCCGGTTGGCAACGGCTGCTCCGTGTAGCTCCGCATGAGATGGCGGATGACCGCTATGAGCGTTCCCTGCACCAGGAGGGTAATATCCGGGTTGGGATTGTTATTGATCGGCGTAGCGAACTTGTCGATGTTGAAATGGGTGGGCGGGTTATAGACGTTAATATCGAACAAGGCTTCTTCGATGAAATTCTGTACTCGGGATGGGCTGAAAACTGCCAGGGTCATATCCCTCATCCACGGCCCGCCGTCGCTTGAGTCGAAGAGATCTTCGAGCTTCCTCCAAACGCGAGTTGAGACCTCATCTTCCAGCGTTAGGATATCTGGAGCGAACGGGTTCTCGATAATGAAGTCGCTGCGAATTGATTTGATCGACCCGTTGCCCAATGTAAACTGAGCTACGACTACATAGCTGCCTTCGATATCCGTGTCGGTGAATTGAAGGTACCCGGAGTTATCATCCCCCACCTCGCCCTCAATGGTGAAAAGGTCTCCGTTGGGCTTTTGGATGATGAAGGAGACGGCAAGAATCTCGTCAGGGGATTCTGGCGCATCCTCCTTATCATAAAGGTATGCATACAATTCTGCCGTATCCCCAATGTTGAGGATCCTCTGATCTCCGTCGTATCCTAAAGGCATGGTCGCCTATTACGTTTCGGTGGTGACGGTATATGCGGGTTTCAAGACATATTTCTCGTCGTACGAGCGGATTACATCGTCGCCTCCGCGATGGAGTCGTGGGATGGTTTGGATGTAAAGGGCTCCATCGTAATAGGTGATAACGAGATGCTTCTTGACGGATGGGCTAGACACGCTCCGCGCCAACATGGCCGTTCCGCTCTTGGTCGAGACGGTGATCGGGGCTGTGCTTGCCAGGCCAGATCCGAGCATATCTGAGGCCCCGAGTCCAGACTTATGATAGACGTACGCAGGCATTCCGCTGGCACGCATGCCAGCTTCACCGGCACCAGTCTTCAGGCGCGTAAATGAATCCGGACCCTTGGCTGCAAATGCGGAAATACCACTTCCGACCTTGGTGTAGGTGAGCGACTTAACACCGCTCGCTGCGAACGCGCTGACGCTGATTCCGGTCGTGGTCTTGACCAGATTCACATTGCCCGTGGCCGTGAGGTCGGTGACAGCCCTACCGGTCTTGCTGTAGGTGGTGGATCCTGGCGAGACAATTGTCTTTGATCCGCTCGCCATCGGGACGAGGGCACCCAGGCCGGTCTTGTTGAGATTCGCCAAGCGCGGCCCGGATGCGATTAGATCGCTGGCGGCCGCCCCGCTCTTGGTGCGCAGGATGATGCGAGATCCGCTGACGACGCGCGGCGAGATGCCTCGCCCTGTTCGTATTGTCTGGGAGATCCGAGGACCCGCAGCGGTAAAGTTCGTGATCCCAGATCCGCTCTTGGTGAACGAAATTGACTTGACGCCCGAGCCGCTGAACAGGGACGCCGCCGTCGCCGTCTCTTGAGAGACACTGGTGAAGATCTTCACGCCAGAGGCGCTGAACCCGCGAGCGTTGGACAGCAGCAGCAGCCATCCTGTCGGCGTACCGGTGCCGCCCCGCCCTCCACCGGATTTAATAATGGAGGCATCGGTCTTAAAGCTCGATCCACTCGCGATAGACTGAAGAACTCCCACTCCAGTCTTCGGCGAGATGACTTGGAGATGCCCAAGACCAGCGCTACCGGACTTCGTGTAGGTGACGCTTAGGCCGCTATAGAACTTTACTCCGGAAGCAGAGAACGCCGTTACACCAGCGCCGGTCTTGGCGATGACCGACGAGCCGAGGGTCTTGGTGCCCGAGGCCGAGAAGGTCGAGACGCCTGAGCCCGTAGGAGCGAAGGTTATAGGACCCCGGCCGACAATGGCGATACCGGCCTTACTGTACGTTACGGAATTAAATACCTTGACCCCGCTTGCTGTAAGACTAGAGATACCCGCGCCGGACTTAGTGGTGGACACCGACTTGGGTCCTGATCCTACAAACGTTGAGACGCCGCTTCCGCTCTCAACAAAAACGAGCGGAGATCGACCAATTACGCCCTTGCCGCTCTTGACGGAAGTAATGCGCGGAATTACGGTCGCTACGTCTGTCTCGATAGCTTGCCCGATACTCCGTGTCTTGACCGCCTTGATAGGCATCGCAACATCGGTTTCTACCGGCTGACTAATTGCCTGAGTACGCAGCACAAGCGTGCGGTAGTAGATAGCCGCCTTATTGGGAGGAGTCGTACCTGTTTGACGCTCTTCTGCCCAGATGAACGCGATAGTATCGTTTGAACCTAGAAGTTGTGCCGAGGCGCTATATACGTCAACTCCTCGCGTTGTACCGTCTGTGTCAGGGCTAGTAGTGCGTTCAAGCGCTAGGTCCCACGGGTCTCGACCTGCTGACCACGTTATACCATTATCGTCCGATCTGCGATAGCTGGGATAACTAGAAGTGCCTGTCGTAGACATAACGCGACAGCGAGCGAAGAGAACCCCATTAGGTGTCTGAATTAGATCGGGGCGACCGCCGTATCCCACTTGTCCTACCACTCCGCTACCTAGAGCATGGATAGGGGTAGTCCACGTACTACCACCGTCATCTGATGTTACAGCCCGTTGTACGTACGCCGTTCCATTACCTCGGCCAGTTGGGTAATACGCCGTACGAGACATCGAGAGGATTTGGCCGTTATTAAGGAGCCTTAGAGCAGTCTCATCACTGTCGTATGTTGTTGTGGATGCGGGAAAGGGGGTACTTAGCGAAGACCACGTACGGCCAAAGTCGGTTGACTTGTATACCTTTACGTAACCCGGCGCTGAAGCTGTGCCTGGGATAGTCTTGTCGTCGTATCCATAGACAGCGGCCAATTGCGTCGTTGTAGCCACGGTTGACCCGTTTTTTAGGACGGTACCGGCTGCAAGCTCGATGGGCGGGGTCGGGGCGATGCCGTAGGCACCCGCAGTACCAGCGCCGTTCGTCACAAACGGGAACGTAGTAATAGTTATAGGGGTGCCCCAAGTTACGCCTTCATTCGATGAGAACGCGGCCTTATAGGTGACAACCGTATTGATGTTCGCTGTTCCTGGTGTGGAACTCTCGTTCCACAGGATGCCGATCTCGCCATTGCTCATCCGCCACAGCGAGATATCGGCGAGGTTGGTGTCCGGGTCGGCGACTAGAACTGTACGGATGTCAAACGGAGAACCGATGGTTGAACCGTTCTGGGTGTCGATACGTCTGATCCTGACAGTTCCCGCCGTGCCCTGGTGCTGGTCCTGGTGCTGGTAGCCTAAGATCAGGGTCGAGCCGTCTGTGGAACGCACCATACCGGGGAAGGCGTTGTGGTTCCAGCCATTAGGGTCTCCCGACCAATCTTCGACTAGAATTCGTCCACTGTGTGAAACCGAGATTGGGAGAGCCGTCTCAAGTTCGCTTACTTGGTTGACAGCTATCTTTCCAGTCATACGCTGGTAGAGCGTAGTCATCTCGGTCGTCGTCATTACACGACCGAGGATGCCAACGCCGTTTAGCGCACCGTCAAGCGGTAGGCCGCGACCTCCTTGGGCTCGGCCTCCAACACCTAGGGCACCCGAGCCAGGCGTTTGGGTCTGATGAAAGCCCGCACTGGCAGTACCGACGTGAACACCATTCACATACAGCTTGGTTTCGTTGGTGTTACCGAGGGTGGTATCCGTCGTGATCGCGACGAAGACCCAGGTACCAGTACCGAAGGTGCTGCGGTCACACAACTCGGCGGCCGCACCCGTCACGGTTCCGTAATAAGCACTGAAGACGGACTTACCTGTAACGGACGAGTAGCCGATGTCGCTCTGGACATAGTTCGTGAACGATGATGTCGCCCACTCGAACGCCATCATGTCGCCCGCCGACTGGCTATTGAGCTTCATCCAGTAGAAGACCGTGTGGTCCTTCGGGAACGCGAAGTTCGTGCCCGCGACCATGACGCTGTTTGTGGTCGCGGCGACGTTGATCGCCGAGGCCGTTCCGTCCGGCCCGGTAGTGCGAGATGGAGAGGCTGCCGCAGCTAGCGCGTTGGAGCCCTTCGAGTCGGTAAACGACGTACCGGAAGTCTCAGTCAGTTTCCAATAGTTGTTCAGACCAGACAGCGCCAGAACGGCACTATCGTACGCTGCCTGAGGCATTACGTTGCCCTAAAGAAACCTGTTGTAGCAATCACGGCCGTGATATCGCTACCATCAGGGGTGAGTGCAAAGTCATGCTTAGTCAACGGGATTAGGCTAGAGTCTGTACCGGTGGTTGTATCAGGGTCGTAACAAACAATAATGCAAGCCAGCGCGTTACCTGTTGCTGCCGTCCAGGTTATGTCTGCCATATCTGTGTCTAGACGATCATTAGTATCGTCCACTGTGTTGACAACACTGGCCGCAGTCTTACGCCCCATTGTCGTCTGCTCGTTAGAGGTACCAGCGAGAAGAGTAGCAACATCGTCGTAGTCCTTAAGTGTTGTATCCGCCTCTATACCCGTAGCCTCTAGAGGGATCACTATTAGGGCATCATTGGCAGCCGGAAGCTCCGTATAATACTTCACCTTACCCTTAGCAATATTGAAAACAAAATCAGCCATTACTCTCTCTCCTTAAGGTCCAATTATTCCTAGACCGGTCTTGTTGTAGGTATTCGTTGCGATCTCTTTGAATACGAGGAATCCAAGAGAATAGAACGCAGCCGGGGACTGACTCCATGCCGCAGCTAGAGTGCCTGGGGTTAGGCCGAATGCATCTTCTGACTCATAGGCATACACACCATCTGTTACAACCGGGTGCTGAATCGTATACGGAGAGGTCGCTGTGATAGTTGGCTTCGGGAAGGCTGGAATCAGCATCGAGATAGCCGTCGCTGTCCCAGAAGCAAGTGTGACTCCCGCTGATACAGGCGTAGTCTGGTTAGATGTGGAATTACCAAATGCTGCTCCAACAAGTGGAGATGAAGTGTTGATACCACTAAGCTCGTGAACAACGATGATGTTGTTAGGATGAGTCTCACCAAATGTCGCTGTGATCGTAGACTGACCTGCTGTAGCTACGACCATGTGTCCTTGGAAGATTTTCGTGCTGAATGAGTTGTTGGTCTGCGTGGTACCCTGAATAGTCACCGTATCTGTACCAGCAGATACACCTGTTAGTGTGGCTGTCTGAGAACCAGCGACAACCCACACAGCAATGACATTACCAACTGTGAGCGGGCTCAACATCGTTACTGCAACAGTGGTTGATGTTGCAGCCGCTCCATTATTTCTTCTCTGTACCGTAGCCATTGTTATCCTGCCTCGTAAGGGCCCGCGTCGGGACCTACTCCGAGGAAGCGTGCGATTCCAAGAAGGTCCGTTGTCGGGAAGTCCGTAGCGTCTCCCTTGTCAATTACCAGTGAGCCAGAGGCCGGAACGTAGTTATCGTTTCCTGCGATATCTCCGGTTGGGCCAGTCAGAGAGGCACGGATAGCCGACAGAGAAGCGTAAGTCTGGTTGGTGCCCGAGCACGACCCGGTGACCATGACATTGCTCTTCCAGGTGACGCCCTGGCCCGATTGGCTACAACCTCCCTGGCCCGTACCCGTAAGCTGGTCGCCGAGGATGATGTTGCCGACGAGCTTGGTTGGGGATCCGGCAGAGACCGGGAAGGAGAGGGTGTTATCCGTTAGGAGGATGCCGCCCTCGATCACGTTGTGGCGGAAGACCATGTTGGTGACGGTCATCGCGGGGGACTGGTTGAAGAACTGAACGCTGTATCCCCCCGAGTTGGCGGAATTTCCGGCCGTCATCGGGGCTTCGAAGATGTTGTTTTCAATGATGTGATCGCTCGGTCCAGGCCCGGTGCTGTTTCGGGTGATGAACAGGTCTTGCGGGACGCAGCGGAAGAACCGGCTACGGGTCAACGTGAGACCTTGAATGCCCTGAGCGAAGAAGCATTCCGTGTGAGTCGGGTTGCCAACATCCTTATGAGCGTCATGGAAGACAACCTGATCCATGACGATGTTGGTCAATCCGCCGTAGTTTTGGTTCTGATCTCCCATGACCAAGGAGTTGTTATTGGAATTGCCAACATCAAGCTTCTTCAGGGTCACGTTCTGGGCTCCCCGGAAGTAGAAGACCGGCTGCGTAGCCGACTGACCATCCACGACGGAATAGCCCGATCCACCATCGACGGTGATGTCGGTCGGGATCGTGCTGAGGTTGGCCGCACTGTTACCGATGGTCAGACCGCTTGCGCCCACACCTAGCTGAGCGAAGTTTTTAAAGCTCACCCAGCTACCCGAGATGTTGAGGCTGGCGAGGTTGACCGTGGCTCCCGCAACCGGCTGAATATCCACAGCGGGTGAGGCGGCGCTGGCCTTCCAGGCAAGGCTCTGAGCGGCGTAGGTGCCGCCTTGAACGCGGATCTTGTCGCCTGGAGAGGCTGCCTGGTAGGCCGCGTTGAGCGACCCGTATGCCTTGGTTGAGTCATACGGACAGGCGACCGCGCAGCGTGTCGGAGAGGCACCCGCCGTTGTATTGACGAAGAGGTTGGCGTCGTTAGGAGACGGTGCCGTGGCCCCGAACTCGTCGGCCCCCGCGTCACAGATTGTGCCGGTAGGTCGGGTTCCACCATCGATGTCACCATTACCTAGAGATGCGCAATATGTGGACTCCCCGGAGTCGATAGCTGGCGAGGACGACAAGAGATGAAGGTCGTCCGTTGCGTCGTTGACAATGCCCATCGACGTGTGAGGGTTCGAGCAGGACACACACACGTTGGAGTCCTGCACCCACTTGTCAGAAGCGCTGCAACCGGGGTTGGTATTACGCACCCATACGTTGTCAATGTAGGTTCCACGGCACTGACCGACGAAGTTGCTGAGGTTGCCGACCCAGGTATAGCCCGATGAGCCGCACGCGGTGGACTGTGAGTTATCTCCACCCAGGAACGTGTTATAGGCCACTAGGTAGCCCGAGCAGTTATCGACCGACCCGGCGCGGACCTGGATCGTGTAGCCGGAGGACTGCGTTCCGAAGAAGTTGTTGAAGATCGTGATGTTCGTCGGGCGGACGCAGGTGCCGCTACATGTGATGAAGATTCGCGACGTGCCGCTCTGGTCGCCGCTTTTGAAAACGCTGTTCTTGATCGTGACGTTGTTGACGCTCTGTCCGATCCAGATATTCTCCATGTGGCTACATGAGGGGAACGACTTGTCGGCATCGTTGGGGCCAAATGTCACGCCGTCGATCACCCAATTGCTCGCGCTATCGAGCAGGAACGGGTCGCTGTCGGGGGCTGTCGGGCACGCGGTGTCCGCGAACAGGCGCTTCCCCGGCGTGACGCCGGGCTGGCCGTGCTCGCCGCCCTGCCAGGTGATGTTCGATCCGCCGCCACCGACCGACACATACGGACCCCAGAGTTTGAAATTCTTCATGGTGATGTGGTCGCCGCTGACGTTCCAGCCGGTGCCGTGGCGGCTGCCGATATCGGCAATCAACCCATCAATCGTGTACCAAGCACCGCCAGTGCTAATACTGCCGACCTTCGCGCCGCTCTCGGCCGTGACCGTACATCCAGGCGAAGTCTTACTTGCGGAGATCGACTGGTCTCCGTAGGGCGTCCCGGTGTTCTTCATCAGAATCGTGTCACCCGGCGAGCACGCTGCTAGTGCAGTTTGAAGACTGCTGCACGAATTATTGTCGAGCGTTGTTCCGTCAGCGACGGCGCTAGCCGAACGAGTACAAGCGCCGCCGTTCTGATCAATCCGGAGGTTGAAGGTTCCGGGAGTCGGATTACCCCCGCCGTTTCCCCCGCCTGACGCAGCGACCAATGCGCCACCGAAGATGGCTCCAGCAACAAGAATGGCACTTATGGATCGCCGCCCTACCATTCGGTATATCCGACAGGACCAGCAGTCCCCGATGCCTCCATGATGATGTTCACGGCGGCAGTCGTGGGCCAGTAGCCCGTAGCCTTCGAGGGCAAGTAAGAGCCCTGTCCGGCTACTGCCGAAGAACCAAAAGCGAGCCAAATGCCGCTGACGCTGCCGTTGGCGACCTCCACGACCGTGCGGTTGGTATTGGCCGCAACTAGCGGCTGAGAAGCGCCAGAGGAGGTGACCCCGCCCTTCCCTAACGCATTGCCCTTTACGGGCTCGCGCACGGGCAAGGGAGTCGTCACGGTGACATCGCTAGCCGTACCGTCTACGCCCCAGGTGGGCTTGACGCGCTGGACCAGGATGCCTCCGACATCATCGGCGGCAACCGTCGCGCCGCCGCCAGGGGTGACTGAAAGGTTATCCGCCATAACTACCTATTTAGTTATTGTACTGAACTGTTGGAGTAACCTTGATGATATCGTTTGTTGCGATAGAAACCGCAGTGTTGTCATCAAAGTTTGCAGCGAAGATGCACTTGTCACCGGTTGACGACAACTGGTTGGCTAGGAAGAATCCCTTGATGGAAACTGTTCCGGCTCCGGTCGCGGTTGGGAAGGTGACCTGTGCAGCCGTAGTTGTACGACCACCGGTACCAGCGGCAATCGCTCCCCACGAGGCAGCGGCGATGGACTGACGGGCATATGCACCATAGTCAGATTCCGTGTATGATGAGCGGGTCTGAGACGCTGAACCCACCGTTGTTGCCGTAAACGACGTAAATAGGCCAAGATACGTCGTCGTTAGGTTTGTTCCTCCCTTAGGGAAGATGTTGAGGATGATGTCTAGGCCTTCATCCGGGAAAATTTCAGCCATCGAAGGCTATCTCCGTTTGGTCGGGTTGTTTAGGAATACCTGGGTAGGTCGCGCGTTCCCCGCTGACTTGCAAGACGTGCAGAACCATCTATCTCCGCTAAGAAACAGAACGGTTCGTAGACGCTCGCATTCGGCACAGACTGTGATCTCCATCGCCCCAGTAGATACGGAGGGATGGCCTTGAATTTCCTTGGTGGGAAGCATGCTCAGACTTTAAATACTGGGAGCCTAAGCTTTTCTTGTAGGGCTACTGTTTCTTTACTTTGAACGACCCGTGGAGAACCAGATCGGTATCTCCATTAGCGTCGGTCAGAAAGAGCTTGTAGACGCCCGCGTTCCAGGGCAGGGTCTCGGTGATCTCGTCCGCGATGGTGATAACAACGGCTCCGTCCGAGGTGAGGGTGACGCCTCCGGTCTCCGTCGTTTCGTCCAGCAATATGTTTCCGGTGATGACGTTGAGGACGACAAACCGACCCGTGTAGTTGCTCAGATCCTTCGCCGAGACGCCATCGCTTTGGAGCACGGCATAGCGCTTCTTGAACGTCGCTCCTCGCCACGCCGTTTGAGAGATCCTTACAGGCTGAACACTCATCTATCTTTTCTGTAGAAGCTTTCAGAAAATAAAGAGGGCCGCTGGTTAGCGGCCCTCGGCGATACCCTGGTTTTACGAAAAACTACTTCGAGTCTGACTTCTTTGCTGCGGCCCTCTTCTTGGGAGCCTCTTCGTCTTGATCGGACAATTCCTTCTGCGTTGGTAGATCGGAATCTACGTTGCCCGCTGGCTCCGGAGCGGTGGCCTCTCCCGAGGTTCCCTGGCCTCCGGAAGCCACGTTCTCGGAATAGCCGGTGTCTTCGGCGGGGTGGATGCTGGAGGTGTCAACGCCGTCAGCCGGTAGGCCACTAACCTCGTTAGCCGCCTGCTCCTGACGCTCCTCGTGGAGCTTCTGAAGCTCGTCCTCCTGATCCTTCAACGCCTGAGCTTCCTGCGTCAACGGATGATTTGCTACTTCTTCTTCGTGCTTTTGAAGGTCTTCACCTTCTAGCCATGGATCGGGCATTCTATAAGTTACTCCTTGGTAGTTTGGGGTTGTTCTTTGGTTACCTTAAGTCCTGCAATCCCTGCTTCAGGACCTTCGACATTACTCTGTCGCGCTACCCAGTCGGCGACCTCTTCCGGACGGACATCCTGTGGGACATCTGGTAGCGGCTGGTCAACCGTGCCAGGAGCCTTAAAACGAGAAATGGATCCTCGGTCGGTGACTGCTGCAACCACCTTACCTTGATCATCAAAATTCTCTTCGACAACAACTCCTCGTTGATACTCCTCGCCCTTTGCGTTTCGTAACTGGTTCAGTGCTGGATGAAGGGTCTGCTGGTTCGTAGTCTGCTTACTGATTACGTCCTTAGCTTCGGATTCGGTGATTACTTCAAAGAGTATTCCCAAATTCCCTAAAAATATCTCATCGTTCATCTCGTCCTTATTAACTGGTGCGCAATCTCCGCGTCCTCCGCGAGGCTGAAGATCGATTCGGCGTCCAGTTCCTAGACGAACACCTACGTGGACAAAACGTACATTCCTGATGTACTTTTGCGTGCTCCGCTTCACAGCGGGCTTTTTCTTTACAGGTGGCATATAGCTCCTTCTTGTCGATATTGCACTTGACTTTACCGCTACCCTTTACTCGCGGGAGCTATGGCGGAAGTTAGCCCTTGACGTTTCAGGACTATCCTGCTAGGATCCGTGCCTTGATAGAGTATAGAGGTTTGATAGGACCAAACATGGGCGGGAACCCATACCTATTAGGCCGGAGTGACGTTAGGTGAGATCTTGGAGGGTCTATAACATGGGTTGACAGACCGCAGGACATCGCGTAAAGTAGCTGTAGCTCTCGCTGGGCGACGGTGTGAGGATCGTCACAGGTTAGAGTCCTGAGCTATGCAATAGAGCCGTAAGACTGGGCGAGCGAGAGCAGCGGCCTAACCACCCGTGATAAAGTCTGGTAGCGCGCGGTACCTGTGGTAGCAGGGAAACGCTGGATTGCGCATAGAACGGGCATGGGTATCCCCGCAGCGAAACGCGCGGTGCTATATTGGGATTGGGAATCGCGTCGGAGCCCCGCTACGGTAAGGGCTCACTTGTTTCGGCGGACGCGCCCGGAATTTCCCTCCGATCAGCGGCCATTCGTCCCGATGGCGAATGGTTGAGACCCTACCGGGGAAATGCAGCCAAGCGAGGGATCGGGGAAGCTCGCTGCAAAATAGAGAAGGCCCGGCAAGGGATTGCCGGGCCTTCTCTTTGTCTATCCCCTTAACCGCTGGACTTATTGCAGTCCAGTGATATCTAGCTTGCCCGGCACGGCTGTTGAGCCAGCCTTCAGGATGCGGGCAAGACCGCGAGCGTTCAGCACAAGCATGCCGATAAGCTCGTCCATGACCCATCCCTTGTAGAACTGCTCGACCTGATGGTTCTCCTCGACATCCAGCGAGTACATGACTGGCATGACGCCGACGAACTCAGGATCGGCCGTTAGGAAGATTTCTCCCTGCGGAACAATAATCGACTTCTGGATCTGGAACTCACCGAAGGTGGTGATCTTTCCTCCAGCGAATACCTCGTCCTTGAAGCGGAAGCCGGTGACGTTGATGTCCCAGGTGTAGAGATCGCGGATATCTGCCGGGTGGGCAAGGACGCGCGAAGCCTCTAGCTGGTTGATCTCGATCTGGGTGACCGCGTTGTAGAAGTCGCCCGGCTCTAGTGCATTACCTGCACCGATGAGCACCGTCTGCTCGTTGACCGCGCCAGCAGGACCAGCCGCGATTCCGGTTGCGACACCACCGGTCTGTCCAGCACCAATGGTGTTGGAAATTCCGGCGACGTTGCCTCGGACTGCTCCAAGGTCGGTGATCGCGTTCTCCAGAAGGACAATAAGACGAGCGTCCTCCTGCTTCTGGATGGCCTGGCGGGTTTCGTCCTGTGCGTACTCCACAGCGTTGACACGCAGGTAGTACAGATCTTCCTTACGGATTCGTGGGAACGAAGCGATGCGGAATAGCTGCGGGAAGGCCTGCTTGCCTTCGAACGGAGTAATCTTAACCTCAGAGTCCGTGCTGTTGAGCACGTACGCGCGGCCAAGATCGTCCAGGATGTCATACGGCATGAGCGGACCACGCTCTAGCGTGTCCTCGACCAGAACGTTACGTACGATTCCCTCGTAACGAAGACGGATCTGGATAGGACCGATCATTCCCTGACCGATGCGCTGCATGGCGTTCTTCTTGTCGGCGAGGATCGACTCCAACGCCTTAGCCTTCGCCTGCTTCGTCAGCTTCGGAAGGTCCTTAAGCTTCTCCTCGTAGTCGGATGAGGCAACTGCCTGGCGTCCTCTGAATGCAAAATCAGACATATTTACCTTATACCTTTAGGTCAACTACGATTCGGGAAGCTGATGGGCGCTCGATTAGGTAAGCAACGACCTGGCGGTTACCAGGAGAAGCGTTGTAGCCGAGGCGTCCGTCTGTTCCTGCGTACAGCGGAACAGAGAGGCCCTGAGTTGAGGCGTCCCAAGCTGCTGAGAGGCCGGTGTCGTCAAAGCCGGGAGCAAGAATCTCGTACACCGAGTCAGGACCACGCCAAACTCCTACGTAATTCTCGTCTCCAAGATCATTTAGTTCTCCACCAACGAAGTTGGCGAGGAGACCAAAGGCCAGCGGTCCTGCTCCAGCGGAAGCTGGGTTAGCACCAGTGGCAACAGTAACCTTATCTCCACGGTTAACCATCACAGTACCGGGAACGAGACCGTTCTTGTACTTGAAGGAGTTGGCGGTGAAGACAAAGGAGCCTGTGGCGTCCTTCAGCGAATCATCGAGCACTGCTGCATAGGGCGTAGCCTGCGTCTGCGCATACAGCGGACGAATCAAGCGCTTCTGGTACTTATTACGGAGATTTCCGATTCTTAGCATCAGTTTCCTTGATTAGTGATTAGGTCCGCGTATGCGGCCCGTCATAGATATAAAGAAGGCCCAAACTGAAAAGTAAGGGCCTTCCTTAAAATTTCTATGACTAGCTAGCTTGATTACCAGAATACGGCTTCGTCAGGAGAATCCTGACGGGCAGCGGAAGCCTGGCGAAGCGATGGCATACGGCCTACGCCACCCTGCTTGGTCGCGGCGTTCTTCTTGAGGCCAGCGGTCTTGACGCGAGCCAGAACCTTGGCCGTCGCTGCGATGGACTCCGGAGCCTCCTGCTCTAGCTCGGCGATACGGTCATACTTTTGCTCAGCGTCGATAAGGCCAAGCTCGACCTCCGCGTCAGCGATCTTCAGGATTTCCACCACTGAAGAAGTCCACGGGGCAAAGACCTCACGGGTGACGGCGGGCTGCTGCTTCGTCACACCGTTGCCATCGGTGCCGGTCCAGGTCTTTGTCTTCCCCGAGTTGTTCTCCGGGGAAGTCACATGGTCAAGAACATCAACACGGTCATCGGCCTTGCCTACCGGATCAACCGGCTGAGTTCCCTTATTAGCCGATCCACCCGCGAGGCCACCGTCTTCATCTGGGTAGGCCTTGTCATCGCCCGCCGCATGCGTCGATGCCGTAGGAAATGCTTCGTTCGTAACGGCAGAGTTCGGCTCGTTTGAATTATCGAATGTCTTAGTCTTCCCAGAGTCATCCGTTGTCTTATCCTTGTTAAAGCCAGCGTCGTCAGAATCCTTGCCTGCCGTAGGCAGATCTTCACGACGGTCAGCCTTTGAAGCCTCTTGGTTCGAACCGTCCGTGACGGCTCCCTTTCCTTCTACTTCGGTGTCAACGTCAGGCGTTGAGGCCTTCTCATTGCTCGAATCCATTACACCGCCAACGCCGGTCACATCAACGCGATTATCTGCGCGAGTATCTGCGGTTGGAGCATCGGCGGCAGTCCTAATGCTGCTCATTGGTTCTCCTTGGTTAACAGCCGCAATCATTGACGCTGCGGTGCGATTGGTTACTGGTTTAGTCTGGTCGGAAATGACCGTCTCTCGCGGCTCGTTTGTAGCCGGACGAGGATTAGATTGCAAAGGTCGCTCAACAGAGTTGATCTGTGCCACGCGGGGGTGATGAATTCTCCAAGACATCTCGTTTGTTACTGAGGCGGCAATCTGGTTGTTTGTAGGCTGTGCCGCATCAGGTGTACTAGGGTGGGTTGTTATATCTACATTTTCAGCAGGGTTGCCTAAGTCCTGAGGGTCCTGCAAAGCGTTGGTGTCGTGGGCCTTACCGAGGTCCGGGTTGTCTAGTCCCTCAGGAGGGGCGACGTATCCACACACCTCGCATTGATGGCCCTCGTCCATGTTCGATCCGCAGACCGGGCAGATTTCTTCCTCCCGAAGAGTGTCTACATATTCGGGAGCCGTCATCATGTCTGCCTGGGGCAATGGGTGCTCTGCGGTATGTACAGAACTTTGCCGAGCTTCATGACGCACTTCCTTGATCAGCGCCGTTTCGTCTGCCGGATCGAAGACAGCAGATATTTCAAAGAACTTGATTCCGTAGCAGTCTTCATAAGATCTCTTTGACTCTTTACGACCATTTTTAGGATTAATCCAATCAAATTCCGCTCCCTTGAGTTTTACGTGCTTACAAAAGTCGTCGGGGGATGTGGCAGAATTTTTACAAATACTGCACACTGAGCGTTCAACATCGCATCCCATGGAGAAGCCATCGATACCCTTCTTAGGGTCCTTGCTTCCTTCAACAATGGCCTTGGCGAGCTTAGGAAAGGACTTAGCATCAACTTCCAGGAGAAGCTCCACCCACGTTGGCGGCATGTGGTTATCCGGGGCCGAAGCGTAATAAGGATCCAATTCCGAGGCCGTGCGGTGATCCTCGACATGCAGCTTGGCGTCAACGATAACTCCGCGAGCGCGGTCGGGGTTGGAGTTATTATGATCTACAAAGATGGGCTTCCCAAGAAAGGTAGAGAATCCGTGCTTGGCTCCTCGGGATGCTTCGACGGTGAATCCGCCTTCAGAAGATTGATGCTGGCGGAATACGTCCTCGCCGCCCGCTAGCTCGACCGAAGGCCAGCCGTCGTGATTCTTATTTACTCTCGAAGAGATCGCGCGAATGCGCGCGTAGAGATAGCCGTCTTCGGTGCGGTAGTCGCTAAACTCCGAGATCTTATCTAGCGAAGCCTGACGCCTTGTGGATGATCCCTTGAGGGATAATACCTGAGCTTGTTCAAGGGAAGCGAATTTGCGAAGCATGCTACTTCTTACGCTGCGGGGGCTCCAACAAGTAAGCGTGGAACTCCAACCGATTGGCCTCGCGGCACTGAATACGTGCGATTTTTAGCTTGTTTCGCTTGACCTGCGGCTAATTGGCTGCTACCATGCTCTCCATGGCTCCCCGAGTATCTTTGTCGGCATCTGAGCAGACGCCGCACTTCTATAATCCAGGTCCGTTTGGCGGCGTACACTGGAACTATGTTGTCGGCCGGGCAGGAGCGGGGGCCTGGACCATGCGCCCTGATCAGGACGGCTGGTACTACTCGTTCTTCTTCAAGAGGTACGGGCCGGGCGCAAGGAAGGGGGTAGGATGGAACTTCGCCTACGTCGAGCGCCTGACGACCAAGAGACGTTCAAAGTCGGCGTGTAAGGAAAGAAGTATCAACCTCGCCAATGGGCGGAAGGCAACCGAAGGTATTGTTGCCAAGCCGATTGCAGAGAACCCGCCCAACACGGGCTACTGCATGAAGGAAAAGAAGCACGTCACGATTTTGGCTTGGGAACAGATCGAGGCCAAGAACGGACGGAGGATGATCCGCGCCTCCTGTCCTGATTGCGGGACGAAGATTCAGAAATACGGACAGGTCATTGACTGTCCTGAGTGCGGGCTAGTAAGGGAGGCGGCGAAGGATGACTACCTCTGCCGAGTCTGTCGAGAGTCCTAAGCCAGGTCAGGTCTGGAGGTACGAGAATTCCGATGTGCAGTGGGCACTATGGGAATTCAAAAGCCGCGAGCGCACCGAGGGGGGCTTTGAATATTGGCACGCTGACCGCATCGAGTCGTCGTCGTCGCCGTTTCACGAATCACCTATTAGGTGGAAAGTGAGGTGGTGGCCCCAAAGATCCGCCGATGGGGTATGGATCCTACTTTCCCGGAGAGTCTGTGGCAACTGCGAAGCCGAAAACCCCGACTCCTCAGATTACTTGTGTCCGAAATGTCGGGCTAGCATATCAGAATCAGTATAACCAACACCACAAATAAAAAGAGGGATGCTAGGACCATATACATTGCCCTAGCATTCCCTCTCTTGTGGTTGTTTAGTCCTTCAGCGACTCAGTGATCGCCTTTTGGGCGTCGTAGCTCAAGGACTTTAGGGTATTGATAGCCCCGCGCTCTTGCTTCTCCGGGAGGCCGAAACTCTCGATTAGACCGCACATTCGACCCCGGAGGCGGTTGAACTCCTCCGTTATCGTTTGCTCGTTTGCCATGCGGGTTACTTTCTGGAGAGTTTGGCGGCAAGACGACGGCCACCCTCGACGCGCTTAATTTGACGGACAGCGAATCCATGCGGTCCATAAAGCGCGGTTAGCTCATCGTGAGCCTGCCTAATGGACTTGCCAGGGGTGTCGTCAAAGGCGTCGAACGAAGCCATGCGAGCCAACTGCTCATGCTCAGAGCTTTGTGTACTCGCGAAAGCTGGGGCACCAATGGGCGTTCCTCCTGGAGGAGTTTCGCCGGGCTTTAGCTTTGTACGATGAAGGATCTCATTGCCGTGACCTGGACCCGGAGGGCCACCGGCACCGGGAGGTCCCGCAGGAGGCGCGGGCGGGCCAGCCATCGGGTCCGCCATTGGATCCTCTGCTCCGGGAGCCATCGGGTCGCCGCCAGGGACGATTCCTAGCTTGTCGGCGATCTGGGTGATGAGATCGAGAACGGCGGCTAGCTCGCCCTTTTCGCCCTTCGATCCATCTTCCTTAGGAGGCTTTGGACCCTTAGAGTCATCGGATGGCGGGCCATCGTTCGATGACGAGTCGTCTCCGGAATCTCCGGAGTCTGAGTCGCTCTTGTCTTCTGAGAATGGGTTGCCTTCGGGCGCGCTATCGGAATCATCCTTCTTGGGAGGGAATTCGGCCTGCTTGGGCTCAAGCAGGGTCGCCACCCATTGGTTCCCCTGACGCTTAAGATCTAAAAGCTCGGCCTCAGAGAAGTTCTTCTTAAGTGACTTCTGGGCAGCCTCGCGCGTCATGTTAGCAGCGGAGCAACGGACTGTTCTTTTTGCGTAAAGCATTCTATTCTTTATTCTCGGTTCAGTGGAAGATTAAAGTAACACTCTGGCTTGTTATAGACCAAAGAGGAAATACGAATCATCTAGGAGGCTATGGGTGCGGCTTTCTGTGTAGTGGGTGCCTTCTAGGTCTAGCTTCTCTGCATTGCGGGCCTTGCCCGGCTCATCGATGAATTCGCGCTGCTCCATCGGGGTGAACTTCTTGCCCGCCATTTTAAGTACGTTTGGTCCAACGTCGTTGGGAGCGAAATTAGGCTCGCCCATAGGCCCGCCGTTGCCGAAGAGACGGTCATACTTTGCTCGCCAGTCATCAGCCAGGCTCGTAGCCCGTCGAGGATCGTACCGTTGTAGGTTCTGAAGTAGGAATTGGTGAGCCTGATCTACGCCATTTTGCCGAGCATGCTGGAATGCCTGCTGAAAATGAGGAAGAACCTGTGGGTCTATTTCGTTTCCCGGAGCCTGGGCGGCCTTCATCCTCCGGTTTTGGAAATCCCAGGGCGACTCATCGAGCATCGAGCGCCCCGGTTCTGTCTGAACGTCGGGGATACCCTGCTTCCACTGCTGGACGATTCCCTGAGTCTTGGGGTCAGCTAATACCTCGCGGGCGGTTCGCTCGTCCAGCCCATAGTGATAAACCAGTAACCAAACATCGGACTCGCTGTTAGCCTGATGGGTCTCGGCCGGAACCTGCATCTGATCGTTGGGCTGCTGCTCATTGAGGTTTGTATCCGGAGCCATATCGTCCGCGCCATCGGAGGAAACAAAGCTGAGTCCATCCAACTGCGCCTCTTCACGAGTCACCGCTGTCCGGTGCTCTAGGCCATAGGCTCCGGTCAACGTGTACTCAATCGAGTTGGGCTTGACCGCAGTAATCTTCACAACGTCCGGAACATCATACTTGGACGAGTACATCTCATACTCTTGTCCTACAACAAGCGGCTGGCCGTCCTGAGTGACCCAAGGATTCTCTGCGCTGGCCTTCGGCTGCACGGGAGTCTTCTCTCCCTGGACCTCAACGTTGGTCTGCCACTTGTGATTGCAGTTGGAGCACTGAGCCTGACCGGAGTCGGTGATGATACCGGTGGTGTGAGAGCCACACTTCGGGCATGGAGGAGTGACCGGATCTGCCGCTCCTTGGTGGATGGGTCCGAGCCCTGCCGGTGCGGGTTCGAGTCCTTCCGGGCTTCGGTAATCTTCTACATCCATTTGCTGCTCTCGCCCTTGGTCATTACCTGCGGGGAATTCGTAACCGCAATTTCGGCACTGACAATCTTGGCTCGATGGGTAATAACCGACTCCTCCGGTCTTATGGCAGTGCGGGCACGGAAGATCGATCTCCATACGTGAACCGATTCCTCCTGCGCGGCCCTGCATCGGCATACCCTGGGGAGGCATACCTCCTCCTCCCGAAGGCATCCCCTGCTGCATCATCATCGATGGATCCATAGGCGGTGCTGGACCCGGATCTGGATCGGGATTTGGCGGCTGGCTCTTACCCTGAATCTCCGCTAGAATATCCCCATAGTTTTCAGGATGTTCAATAAGGTCGGGAATAAGTTCGTCCCGACCTTCCTGCTGGAGATACTGCATGACGGCCTGGAACTGCTCAGGGTTGTGAGGACCCTGGTTAGCCGCCATAACCGGTTGCATAGCCTGCCCTGCGGGACCTACAGGAGCTTGTGGATTAACTGCCGTAGCGCCCTGCTGCATCGGACTCACGGCTGAGTTGCATTGCGGGCATACCCCCTGACCAGGGGTGACCATAGCTCCGCAATGAGGGCATGAGCCCTGGGACATCGGGTTGATCGAATTGTTAGGTCCGACCGGAGCTAAGGTTTGGGTGCCCGGAGCCATTCCGATTCCGGGAACGCCTGCCGCCGTATGTCCCGGAGGAATTTGGCTATCGTCCTGATGTCCACCCTTAACCTCATCGATCATCCTAAGATCATCATCAGAAGGTTGCGCGCCGATCATCCCTGGCATCTCGCGCTCCATCGCCTCGACTAGGCTGGCGATAGCAGGATCGTCCTTACCAGACTCCGGCGAGTCATAGTACTTCATGAGCGAAGGAAGAGCGTTGACAAACGCCTGTCCAAGCTCAGAATTTACATCGAAGCCATCGGATCCACCAGCGCTGTCGATGTCGTCATCGAAGTTGGTGTGATCGCCATCGTTATGCTCATGCTGGTCCACGTCCCCCGGATCGTCCGTGTCGTCGTATCCGGGATTTGAAGACGGGTGATCATACGCTAGGCGCTCATGGATGGAGAAGGCGGCGTTGCGTGGATCATCCCAAGTCATGTCGGCTGTCGGAATACTATTTAGCTGTCGCTCCTGATGATATTGCTGTCGCTGCTGGAATTGCTCTGGCGTGATCGTGCCAGCATCCAACGCGGCACGATCTCGCGCCTCGGAGGGCGGAATACCCTGACGTAGGTATCGTTCGTAGTTTCGATCAAACGTCGAACCGCCATCGAAGGGGCTTCCCATGAGCTTATAGATTGTATTATGCGCCGGGGTGGTTACGTTGTCCTTAAGCCAGTTGCCAGTGTCACGCGCCCAGTCTGCCTCTTTGATAGATGACAGCGTGTCCCACGACTGCTGGACCTCCGAAGGGCCATTGAGGGCCGCGTTTCCGCCGCCCGGACCGCCTTCTAGGGCTCGTCCCACGAGGTGACCGGCCAAGGACCCTCCGATGCGACCCGCCGCCGCTCCCCCGAGCGCTTCCGCCCCTAGTGCCCCACCGGCGAGGCCGAGAAGCATCGGAAGGAATGAGGTCTTGGTCGCCGATTCCAGACGGGTCTTGGCGTCCCCGACCACGTTAGGATCGTCGTGCTGGAGGATCAGCGGGTTGGCTTCTCCTACATCTACTTCCTCGGTATGAGGACCAGCCGGGATTACTTGTTCAACATCGAAGTCTGCTGCAATCTTTGCAGTATCGAGCGACCAAGGAAGATACATGCGGTCGCGAGTAGATCCACCACGATTAAAGTAAGGATTGTCATAGTAGTTGAAGGGACGGCCGCCCCGCTGGTCAACGGCCTGTTGCTCCTGACGCTGCTTGTCTCCGAAGTTCAACTGATTACGCTCTTGGGGTGTATAAGGGAGTCTATCTAGACCAAAGCGCTCTTCTTGGCTGGCGGGCGCAGCGGCGATGCTGTTTGGATCGAGGTGGTGGTTCGGAAAATGTTGATGCACAAGCGAGGCCAAGGTCTGTGGGTCGAGCCCCGATGCGTTGCCCGCGTCGAAGTGAACGGTCCCATCGCTGAGGGCTGTTCCGAGCGAGTGGCCCTGGGTGAAGTTGGGGATCCCATGCTCGTTGGCGATGTCCTCATGGAAAACTCGATCAGGACCTTTTTCAGCCATAAGTTGCTCGCTGGGAGTCAGGAGTTGACCGTTAGGGGTGACGATGAAACGAGAGTGAATATAAGGCTCTTGCGTCTCATAGGGTTGATACGGGTTCTCTGCATTACCCATATCGTCATCGTCGTCCCAATCAAAATCATCCATTGCCTTCTTCTTGAGGCTGGCGAATGACTCATCTCGCTTCATGCGGTTCTGCCAACCGCCATCGGCAAGGATCCCCTCCTTCAAAGGGTTCCCGCCCATATCCTCTTCTCCCGGCGCGGGCATGTTCCTCATCTCCATTTCCGAATGCGTCGGAGAGACTTGAGTGCGGTATGACCCGCATTGAGGACAACTTGAGTGAATTTCTTGATCATATCCCGGACCTGTCCAAATATGGCCGCAATCGGCGCACTGCATTAAGAGTCTCCAGCCGAGGTGTAACGGGCGAAGATCCGTAGCGCTCCCTGAGCCGTAGGACCGTTCACATAGCGGACGCGAACGTACGGCCCATATAGAGGCTCGGTAAAGCCTTGGCCGGTGTTAGCAACCACCGGGTGAGAGGTAGAGAGGTCCCAGTTCTGGCCGTCCCCAGACTGCTCGATAAAGATCGTGCCAGCCTGATCGGCAAAGACCATGCCCGATAGATAATCGGCACGGTCGGTAGGGCGCGGTCCAATAGTAACGGTCCCGTTTGAACCTAGCGCGCTTGTCGTTCCAAAGTAAGCCATCCTAACTCTTAACCAAGTCGGGTGGCTAGGAAACTAAGCTAATGCAGTAGGTTCCGCTGTTTCACCGGGACGATACTGATTATTCTTTATCGGCCAGGATTGCAGACCGGCCTTGCCGTCCTTGGAAACAAGGATGACATCCTGATTGGCTACATCGCCAATGTAGGCTCCAAGCTGCTTGGCGGAAGAGTCGGCCTGGGGGTTGTCTTCGGCGGTGAAGACGAGGGCGTCGAAGGGCTCTGTGCGGCCACCCCAATAGACGGAGCGGCCTAGTTCGATATGAGCCGTAGTGACTTGAAGCGCCTGCGTGATATATGCAAGCGCGGGAGATGCTAGATCCCGGAGGGGAGATCCTAGGTTGTCTACTTTAGGGATGAGAACTTCATAGCGCGCCGTTGCCACATTATTTAGGTGACAGGAATGTCGCCGTAGATAATCAGCGCGGAATATTCGGTGTTTGATGCCTTAGAGGCAGCCGCATATTTGACCTCTTGGACAAATAGGCCGAAAGGAATGCTGTTTAGTGCTTGGTTAATCGCGACTTGAAACTCATACGAACTGGAGGCCACGATGTGATTTACTCTCATGACACCGGGATCTTGCTGTAGATGATGAGCGCTCGCTGAAGATGACCTATACAGGCGTATTGTACGTCATACACGTAGTAATCTTCGGGCGGCTCGTTAAGGGCGATCTCAACGGCCTCAAGAAACTCTCTATCCGCTCGCGGGCGATCCATTGCGTGGTTGATCAACAGTGTTTTAAACATAAAGAGTAGAGCGCGTCAGGTCGCAGGGGTCCAATCCTGCATCGATATAGAACCTGAATTATGGATTTCCCGTCTCATTTGTTAGATGATAGTCCGCCAGAGGCTTCGTATCAGAAACAATCTATTGACAGTACTAATAGGATAGGATTAGTTGCGCACCTAATTTCTATCCGCACCTTTACCGAACTCTCTCGTATTCGGACTCCCGAAGGATACCGACTCTAATAAAAGACCTGGCTTTATACCAGATACGGCAGAGCGCCTTGCGGCCACCGCCACCTACAGAGATCCGAAGATCGGCCACATCCTAAGAGCGTGAGTCTAACACACTTATCCGCATAGGCTCATAGCTACTTTCCCTCGACAGGATTTTGCTCCACTAGCGACTCAAAGGTAGCGGTCCATAGATGATGGGCGTCGTGCTCATCTCAAAGTGTATCAGTCTTCCACAGCCTTGTCTAGGCGGGAATATTCTTCCCAGACCTTGGCGGCATCTTCCTCAGAGGCCATGCTCAGTTCGAAAAACATCGGATACCCGTTGATGCTCCGAGGCCCCGCCTTATCCATGCGCGCGTAGAAGAGCCCCGGACGTTGCTTGCGCTGCATGTGCAGGATCTCCTTGCGCCCCAAAAAGCCCAGCGGCATGAACACGCTGCGGAGCATGCTCGGAGCGTCCTGCGGATCGATGTGCCGATCCGTGAAGATCTCGTTGCGGAAGATGCCGAGCGCAAGCTCCTTGATCTGCTCTTCGGTCAAAGGAGTGAGCGTGGACTGGGGGACCTTCTTACTCATGTGTGTAGCGTACCAGGGTCTTACGTGGGTTGCAAGCTAGGCGAAGCCGATAGCTTTCCGTGGGCTCTGTGTTTCTAGTTCTTCACCCTTGAGGATGGCATAAAGCTCAGATACCGAGGCCTCCCGACTTGGGACTGCGCCCTTATAGTCGCGGGCGCGAAGCCACTCGCGGGCCTCCTGCCCCGTCAGCGGATCGAAGGCGAGACAGGACGCGCAGCGCCCGTTCCTCGTGACGGCTTCGTGGAGAACCTGAAGATCCTCGTTCGTGGTCACCAGAACCATTAGCTTCAGGCCTTGGCCGAGAACCCCGTCTACCACGTTGAGCAAGCGGGAAAGCCCTTGGCCTGCTTGTTGCTTCGCGTCGGCGGCAAGCAACTCGCCAGAGTCCTCCAATACCAAGATCTTCCAGCGGTCCTCGCTCCCACTCATGATGACCTTCATCATGTAGTCGGCTCCGTGCCCAAAAAACTGGTCGGGGTCCACTACGAAATGGAAATCGCACCAATCCTGCCAGGCGCGGGCCATCGCTCGGATGGCGTAGGTCTTCCCGGTTCCCGGAGCACCACGCCAGAGATGCAGTCGCCCATCCCGTAGCTCCTCGCCATCCTTAGCCTGCATAAGGGTGTCAAGCTCGGGAAGAATAAGCCCAGAGTAGTTATCGCGGATCTCGTCCCAGGTTGGGGCTTCGAGCTTGCGGTTTGAGTTGCTTGGGCCGTTCTGCGTCTGGACCCAGAACTTGAATACCACGCGATCATCTTCGTGCTTAGCCTCAGGCACAGCATCCTTGAGACTTTGGAAGTTACTAAGATGGTCGGCAGTTCGAGCAGCAACGGTAAGCCAAACGGTCCCGTTGCTGAGATAGTAAAGCGCTACAAAGTGCTCTTCATGGCAGAGCGCATAGCAATAACCATCTCCGCGATGGGATGCCACCTGAAAGGGAAGATGGTCGAGATTCTTAAAATCCGTCGCCCAGCCTGCCCTTTGCGTATGGTTAAACTCCAGCTTATTAGACATTGCGGCGAAATACTCCGCAACCTCCATACTATCGTGGCTGGCGCGGTTGAAATGAAGCTTCCGTTTCATGAGTGTCCCCCCTACACACTTTGCAGATATAGTCGTCGTCGGCCCAGTAACGAGCGATTGAACGCATCTCTTCGCACTCAAGACACACCTTAATTCCGAAGAGGCGTTCGGCGTCTTCGTCATCGATGCGTCGTTTAATCGCGTTGAGACGGGCATTCTTCGCGATGAAGGTCTTTACCGCGAGCCCGTTGACATCAAGCGCCTTAATGTCAAAGCCGGTCAATAGGTCACCAGTCAATGAGGCCTCTGCGCGCGTGCGGGCGTTGGCCCAACGAGGCGTTATTTCTTCGATCAGATATTCTCTATCATCCTGGCCGATAATGGAATCGCCTGCCTGTAGTTTCGCTACAGGCAGGCCATATACCGTGTCAGAAGCAGGGAACATCACATGGGCTTGACGGAATCAATACCCGTGATCACCGCGAGGTTCCTGTACTGGTCCTCATCGATGGTCCCATAGAAGCTGGTGTCGGTTGCGAGCTTCTGATCAAATCCGGCGTTGCGCAGCCCCGTCTGTACGGCGGCAACGCTGGCTCCCTTCTTCAGGGTCACCACAATAGAAATCTGGCTCACTTCACGTCTTCGTATTCGTCGTGGAAGAGGATGCGCTTGTCATCCCCATCAAAATATACCCAGGCGAGTTCATCATCTCTCTTGTAGAGATCCCCCACCTCCCCCTTCGAATAAGGACCGAAGTCCCTAAGAAGGCGGATCTTCTTTGGAGACATCTCCGTCAGCGACATATCCCTCACCGTCATCCGCTGATCCTCGTTCCGAACTTGGAGAGATAGGTAGAGGAGGTCTCGGTGAAGCGCTGCTTCCAGGCCCATTCGTCGCGGACGTACTGGGCGAACTCCTGCTCGTCCAGTTCGATGTTCTCGTTCTTCGCCAGGCGAAGCATATCGAGAATCCGGTCGTAGTCGCCGGTGTGATCCTCGGGCTTACGCGCATTGACGGAGTAGGTGAGAGACTTGGGGTCCTTCTCCTTGCCCGCCTTTACGGAAGCCTTCTGCGCCTCCTCAGCGATCTTCTCAAGCTGCTCCTGAACCTCCAGGTAGTAGCCCTTCAGCGCGACAGCGAATTCTTCAGCATGCTTATCGCGGTTTTCCTTCACTCGCTCCATGATCTCGGTGCGACTGAAATCGAACTTCAATTCTCCAAGCATAATTCTCTCTTCTATGTGGTACGGAGGGATGTCGGGGATCCCGTCAGGAATCCGCATGGTCACGGTAGCGCCGACTCGGCCTGATTGCGTCTGTCGCGCTGGTCCTCGGCCTCGGCCTCTAGCTCCGCTAGGTGCTCGTCGTAGTTATCGGCCTCCACTCGGGCGCGACCAATATGCTTGCGCTGGCGTCCCTTGGCGATCCAAAACTCGGTAAAAGCGTCCGTCTCTTCCCGGACGACAGTCCACCGGATCTGCTTCCGAGCCCGGTCATAGAGCCAGGCCAGGAAGAGGATCACCATGAAGATGACGAACAAGAAGAGTGCCGTTTCTGCTAGGCGCTGCATATTACCTACACTCCGGATCGTCGTCAGAAGCGTTGGCCTCGGCGACCTCGCCGTTGTAGTTGAGGTAGCGCTCGGTCACCCTGTCGAGCGTGTCGAGCACCGGCTGCGGCATCTCGTCCAGGTTGGCGTTGATGCTGTCAACCAGTTCGTTCATGCACTCGACCACAACGTCAGAGACCGGCTTGACGCCAGCGGCGCGGGTCACGCCCACCGGGGTGGTGGCGTGCAGACCGTAGGAGCCATCGTCGTTCTCGGTGATCCAGATGCGGTCGGCCTTCTCACCCGTGAGCAAGGATGTAATCGAGCGCTCGCCGATGTCCAGCGTGATCTGCCGACGCGGGCCCGGTGTCTTAGTGGTCTTCTGCTCCCATCGCTCAGGCATCCTGGCCGTCCTGAGTTTGAATTGTCAGGTACTTAGTCATATTAGGGCGGGAGGGAATCGAACCCTCCCCAGAACCGTTCGCCCTAGTTGTACTACTTGATGAGCTTCGTGAGCCCGGTTCCGCTCCCGCCGAGGACGAGAGTCTGGAGGTTACGCGGGAGGGCCGCGATGGCGTCGATCTGTGCCTTGGTCGTGGAGTTCTTGTAGGCCTCGTTCAGGGCACGGATGCCCTTGGCCTTCTCCTCGGCAGCCTGGCGCTCGCCGATGGCGACCTGCTTGACCTGCTCTGCACGGGCCTGCGCAGTGGCCTGGGACGCCTTCGCCGCGTTGTAGCGGTCGATTTCGTCCTGAAGGCCCGGAAGAGTCACCTTCGTCAACTGGAACTGTACATTGACGAAATACTCCTCGCCGAGACGGTCCTTGAGATCCTGACGAAGCTGGTCCGCGATCCGGCCCTGGATGAGCGAGATATTGGCATTGGCCTTCGTCCCATTCGCAGCGCCGCCCTTGATTGCCACGCAGGACGGGTTGAGATCGGTGCAGTTATATCCGCCGACTTCCTCACGTAGAGCGTTCTCAAGGATGGGACGGAAGCGAACGTCCAGCCAGGACGACCATCCGTTGCTGGTCCAAGGGCTGAACTGGTAGAACTTCTTGTAGAAGCTCAGCGCCTTGTTGGGATCGCCGTCCAGGGTGAACAACGCCTGTCCCTCGATCCCCACGCGCACGCCGTCAGCGGTCGGGAGGACCACGTTATCGACGTTCTTGGAATCCGAGCGAGCCGCGTCTGCCGTCAGCAAGTAATTTCGCTGAGTGATCGGCAGGTTGCGAAGCTCGTTCTGGATGCCGATGTTCTTCTTCTTGGAACCGGCCGGGAGGACACCGCAGGTGCCCGAACCCTTCCACCCGGTGTGCTGGCAGATGCCAACGTTCCCCGGCTTGGGGTTCTGGAATGCGCCGATCCATGAGAAGAACAGCCACAGCGCCACGATCACACCAACCACGGTGAGCACGGCTAGGGCATAGAACTTGGTACTACTCTGTTTTGTCATGGTGACAAGCCTACTTGTCCAAAATTTCGGTGTCAAGGAACTTCTCTCGACACTTTCCGCACAAATAGTCGGCCTTGGGCCGGAAACGCCCGCATGAACAGTGTGACGGGGCCGACTTTATTCCCACATGACGACGTAGCTCGACCTCGCTCACGTCGAATAGGTGGGCTACATGGCGGGCGGTGCGGCAGTGGTTATGCCAGGTCCAGGTAAAGAAATTGACGGATGTTGCCTTGACATCCCAGCAACATGGTCGCACCTCATGCGGGTGCGGGTACCAAGGGCGGCTGCCAGTCGCGCGGGGGGAGCCGATATAGTTTCCCATGGGCTGATACGGGTAGGCAATCCGTATCAGCTTTTTATCCTTGAACTGCGCCCGCTGCTCCTTGGTGAGGTTGCGGTGCTTCCAGACCTCGATGGCCGAATCAAGCGTGGCCGGGAGGCCGAAGGGCGGGTTAGGCATCGGAAACATTCTCGCAAAGACGCGCGAATTCTTCAAGCTTCTCGACATGTTTATCGAGAATGCCCTCGCTCGGGCGGGTATGGACCCACAGCGTCGGGACGCCGCGTCTCTCGGCGTACTCTACGCCCTTATGAGTGATGTCGTCATCGATAAAGGCGTAGGGGCGATCCCCGACATATTCTTCGATAGCAGAGTGCTTCCAGTGGATGTCGTGTTGGCCGAGATAGGAGGCTGTCTCTAGCGGGACGACCGGGAAGGAGGGGAGGCCATGGAGCGGAGAGATAATCTCGTTGGCGTCCTCGCACCATCCCGTACACCAATGGATCTCGAAGGATTGGGCGAGACGGCGGACGCGCTCAGCGTTCTCCTTGCGCCAGAAAACGCATCCCCACTCGCTCCATTCGAAGCCGGGGATCCCTTCCACATCTAGGCCAGCGGCCTTCTCATAGCGCATCATCCCTTCGAAGGGACACAGCACTCCGTCAACATCAAGTAGTAGTAGCGGCTTATCAGGCATTCAGCCTGAAAGGCTAGCAAACAGACCTTTTCGTGTCTAGTCGTCTTCCCAGAGATCGTCGTTCTCTAGGTCGTCTGCTTGAGTCTGGGGATTAACCTGATAGCCAGCCTGGGTTAGAGCATTAACAACGTTCTCGTGCGCCCCCGGTTCGGGGGGAGTATTATACCACCTTAGCTCTCCCCTGCCCCACTCAGGCCCGCCATTAAAGTATCCATGGTAGGCCGTATCATAATTATAACGACTCGACTGGCTAGAGGTAAGCCCATGATGTTCGATGGTGTCATGGTGAAACCAGTTGGGCTCGCCGGTCCAAATCTGACGTTCTCGCGGGTTGTAGATTAGGGGGATTCTTCCTCGGAAACCCTCATAGTCGTTCCCGCCTCGCCCATCGTAGAAAGGATCCATCTCTGGATTAGGGCGATGGACGGTAATGTCAGATGGCTGTGCTACGTCTTCCCAAGGCATACAAAGATTATATTGCGGAGGCTGACTTCCTACAGGTCTCGCAGAGGAAATCGTTGGCTGAAGCGTCCCCGCCGCATTCGGCGCAGATACCTTCTGGTGGCTCTCCATCGCCAGTGAAACTTATTAGTAGGTCCACACGCTTCCGTGCTTTATTCACAAGTTCCTTGTAATTTGTTTCAAAGGAGGGATCTCGAATGTCCACGGACCCAAAGTCGCAAACACTATCACGACCGGGGCGGCGGATCTGAATAAAGACCCGAGTCCACCTCTTATGGTCATCAGGCTGCGCATTAACCGATTCCATATACCACTCGGCAGCCAAGTCTGCTGGATATCTCATCCGTAGCTCCTCAGTCTTCTCTCGTCGGCGGAATAAACCCATTCATCCACTCCTGCTTCTCTTCCGGGGAGGTCACGCCGATGGCAGAGATAAGGCTCATGAGTTGCTTCTCGCCGGAACCGGCCTCTGTCATGGTGCCAAAGCCTTGGCCCCTCAGCTTGAGGGTGTTTCCCTCTTGGATTACCTTATTCATCGTCCTTCACCAGTTTAAGCTTCAGGCCTGACGCGATTAGGATTGCGTCCTCTAAATGGATAATGAAGTCTCCGCGAGAACGGGAAATCCTCTTCACGGGGCTATCAGCGACGTGATAATTCATAACGTCAAGATCGGTTAGCTCACCTTCTTGAGGATCATCTTGAACTAAATACGCATTACGGACAAGACTTGAAACAGTATTGCCGGTGTACCAATACTTTCCGTCGTATAAGGGGTAGGTTGGATATGACGTTACCCGCCAAGTACCCAAATTTCCGTTTCGCTTCACCACCTCGACCTGCACCTGGGTGTCCTTGTACTCCCATACCGAACCGGGGAGAACGTCAGCCTCCGTAGCCATCTTGCCTCCTCTTTGGAGGAAGCTTCGGAGTGCGCAGCTTCAGCCGATGTCGGGAGATGACCTTGGTGCCCTTCTTCGTGGTGACGCGAAAGGCGAAAGTCTTGGTGTTTCTGATTCGTTGGATTTTCATATGGCAGACCTATATCCTTCTTCCATAGCCTCAAGACGAAGCTTCTCTAGCTCATCTATCACAGGCTCGGGAGGAACGTAGTCTAGCAGGTCACGACACTCTTTGCAAAGGTAGTCTCCATCTTGACTAGGACGGCTTTCGCAGTCGCTACAGATGGAGGTAGCGTCTTCCCTTAGGCGAGCTTCACGCTCAGCTTCTAGTTGGGCGTGCCAAGCGTAGACTTGGGCATCGCTGATCTCGATTTCGACATGTACAGTCTTTCCAGAACTAATGACCTGATGTCGATAGACCCGCGTGGACCCGGTAACTGTGAAAGGCACTATTCCTCCTGATGATAGTGCTTCAACACAATGTCCTTGACGACGTGGCCGAAGACGGTATCTGCCATGTCGTATTCGTCCACGGCCCTTTCAAGATCCATAAGGACCAGCTTTGAGGTTCCCGTTGGACCTATAAGCTTGTCAATAGCTGATCGACGCTTTAAGATGATCTGAGCGCATTGCTTGCACTCCCTGAGAGAGGCATCCGACTCAGTAAGGTCTCGAAGAGAGATTCTTTGTCCGTAGTTATGAGCCCCGCAGCACGGGGACCAGCGAGTCCGACCGACATAACGTTCTGCGATATGATAGACGCTAGTCCGACCAGGCGAGACCATCTTGGCGTAAGAAACGTAGGGCATTGCGCCAAGGTTACCAGGGCGAAATATTCTCGTCAAGCACGCGGCAGGTTCCGCACAAATAATCTCCCTGGGCGGCAATCCTATGTCTCTTCATGCGAGAGCATCGGATCTTCTCAGCATTTCGTAAAATTGCTCTGCGGTAGGACGGAGGGGATAAATATACTCAAGTCCAAATCCAAAGACATCCATCGTCCAGGGGTATTGTTTAAAGCAATTAACCAATGTGTCGATTTCCCAGGGAGAATGATCGCCGTGCAAATTTGGTTGAAGCGTCCCTGGAAGACATCCGTACACCTCTATCATGCCAGGATGGGGAGGGCTGCATTCAAGGATGATATATCGTTTTGAGTCACCTGTGAAGAAGGTGTATCCAAGGAGTTGAGACTTATTCATGAATCGAATTTCCTACGACAAGTGACGCATAGATAATCATCATCGGGAACCTTGGAGATGGCGTGGACGGCCCCGCCAAGGATGATCTCTCGTGTCTTACCGCACTCTGCGCACGGGAACCATGCTTCTCCCGTATCAGGGTTATAGAGCTTGGGCTGCTTATATCCGTGTAGAGCGTGTCGTTGGCACCAGGGGCGTCCGATACCATCCCTACTTGCGACTCCGCAGAGTGGGCAGTACATCATGATCCCCATTGTCCTGTATATTCGCCTCTAGACATCTCGGCACTTCCGACATAGATAGTCGAGTTCTCCCACTCCTGCATCGCAGTTAGCGCAACGGAATTGATACACTTCGATCCAGACGCCGGACTCGATGTACTGTGAGATATATTTCTGCGTGTATTGACCGTTGCCGATAATTTCGCCCGCTCGTGGCCCATCAACAACCTTCAGCGCCGAGATCTCGGGCAGCCATTCCCATCGGGACTCTTTGTTATCTTTGTGTCGGAAGGTCATTGACTTGTAGGCTTCCAGCCCTTCGCTTCAAGCTCCTTAATCGTCTTCCGATATTGGCACATGGCGCGGCAATAGCGCGGGCATCCGGAGACGCTATGAGCGCCGTCCTCCCTGATGCGCTCTTCCACATGGGCGATGGCCTCAAGTTCCTCAGAAGAATATTGAGGAGCCTCCATCTCCGCGATCATGGCCTCGGTGTAGCCATGATGTTCGAGCACCAATTCCTTGGCGTCCTCGGGCAGGCGCGGATCCTCCAGTAGGAGCTTCAACGCGGCTCGCTGCCCCTTGGTGTAAGCAAGCCGTAGATTCTGTAGATCCATGACTTCTACCTTACCAGGCTAAGTGAGGTGTGTCAACTTCATAGCGGGCGCTCCGCGTCGATGTCTTCCTTGCTAATCCCGTAGATATCGTGGGCATAGCGATAGATATCGGACTGAAGTCGCCGGGCCTCCTTGAGGGCCATGGCGAAGGAGAGCGCGGTGGGCTCCTCATCCTCGCGGCGTAGACGCAGGTAGTAGTTGATCAGCTTCACGTCCTCGCCCATGGCCTGCACCCACTCGTCCCTGGTGCGGGCCATCTACTGCACCTCCAGGAGATGCTTGGCCGGGCGCTTGAAGGATCCGGAAGGCTGGAGCTTGATCTCGAACGTGTCCGCGTCATCGCCGAGGGCGATGACCTGCTCCACCGTTCCCAAGAACCGGAGATCCGGAAAGCGGATGCTCGGGTCCCGGATGATCTGGTCGCCGGGCTGGAGGTTGATGACCTTCTTGTAAGTAGCCATGCGGCGGATCCTACCGGATCAGAATATTTTGCGCAAGGGCCCCTGTCAAGGGTCCCTTAGTCTCATGTGTTCATACCAGTCTTCAGCCGTGGGCCTGGCAGGTCGATCATAGATCAGAGTATCGTCGGCCCAGGATAGTTTCCAATCATTGTCCGGAGTGGTGAAAAAGTGGTTAATGGTCGTGGCCGATACCCACTCGTCCCGTCTTATTTCGCGTTCTTGCCAACCTTCGCCCTCCTTCCACTGGAGAAGCCAGGTTCCACTTCGCCTGTGGCTCTTAGCGTAAAACGAGCGTTTGTAAAACTTGGCATCAGCGATAAATTCTTCGTTAGTCATCAGCGTTTGATCCCCGTAGGCCCGACAGCGTACACCCTATGCGGAGGCTTCGTCTCGCAGACATAATTCTTACCCTCGTAATTCGAGAGAAAATATACCTCCGCGTAGACGCCCTTCATCGCCCCATTCATCCACCACTGGACGATGGGTGCGCCATCGTCCAGCCGACAGTGCTTGCAGAGATAATCTCCCGGTGTGCAGGCCAGAATTCGGCATTCGCCGCACCAGCGGCCCGGATCAATGTCCATCAAGGGTCCACCGATCTCATGTGCTCATAAAGGTCCTCGGCAATAGGCCTAGCGGGCTGGTTGTAGAACAGGAATCTATCTTTCCACGCTAACTCCCAGCATCGGAGTGTGAAGTGGCTGATGCCGCCCATTGGGGAGAACTCGTCCTTAAGCAGGCCATCTTTATCAGAGCGGGATTCTTCCCATTCTGTTCCGTTCCAGCGCACGAGCCAGGTCGCTGCCCACGGGTCGCTCTTGGCGAAGAACGGGCACCTGTAGTACTCAGCCGCCGCGATGAATTCTTCGTTAGTCATGTTCGCTCCGACACCAGCAGCATAGATAGTCGTCTTGCCAAATGCCCTTGCCGCAATGACAGAGGCGCGTGCAGTTCATTTTTGTATGCGTATGCCAGTTCGTTGCCGTCTTGCACGTCCGGCATTCCTCGATCATGACCCCGCTCGCCGGAAGCGTCCTGATAATCACTTCGTTATGGCAGAGGGAACAGATATTCATCTATCCACCTGGACTCTACAGTCTTCGCAGAGATAATCATCGCTGGCCGCGATGAACTTGTCGCACTCTGCGCAGCGGCACATGGGAGGCAATGGCTGATCATAGTAAGTCTCTATCGTTCCGTCTTTCCAGAGGCGGAAAGCGGATTCCTTGCGGCCACGCTTAAGACATTCTCTGCAATCTCCGGCTTGATGGAGAGTATCCTCGTGCCCATGGCGGCACGAGATTATGTAGTCTTTTCCCCGGATGCCTACCATTGGTCGTCAAGGTCGTAACGACAAAATGGGCACATATAATCCGGGGCATTCAGCCAGTCAAACATTCTCTTATTCCACCATCCACCGCACCTATCGCAACAACTCATGTCGCGCATGGACGGAACAAAAGCCACTAGGCTGTCCAGCCAGGGATCGTGTGGTTGGACGAACTTGGTCTGACAGCCATCGTCATTATCCAACAGGCAGAAGATGTCAAGACGCTCGGCGGGTCCGAGGACCCGCATTCCTATATGCTGCCAGCGTTGATCTTGCGCATCCTTGAGGATGCCCAGGCCACCTCTGACGTTGTTGTTGGGATGATCGTCCATCAATGTCCTAGCTCGCTAATCCGAGTCATGGCTCGACGGTCCATTGTTCATCCACATGAGGGACCAGCCGAAGATCTCGCCGCTCGGCAGATCCTTGGGCAGCGCCCAGGTCTCGTAGGGCTGCCCATCGGCATGCCGGGGATCCTGGCACCAGTCGGGGCAATACATCATCGTCCCGTGGAGGGTCAGCAAAGGCTCCAGGCCGAATTTTTCGTCGGAGGCTCGCCGAGACAAATCTTCGGTGATCCTGTCTAGGCGGAAGATATGATCGTTATAGTCCCGCCAGAGGGACCCGGCATATGGCGTTCCATCGAACATCGGCGTCTCAGCCATTGAACTTGCGCTCCAGGAACCTCGCCACATACCAGAACGGGTCATCCGGGTCGCCGAAGCCCATGCCAGCTTCCTTGTCTAACGCTTCGATGATGTCACGGAGACACACCGACCGATCCAGCCCAAGGACGGGATGGTGAGACGCGATTAGTGCGTCGGCAAGCTTTGCCGAATCTGCGCCGGGATACGCCGTTGCTGCCGCGCGGATCGCTCCGGGACTACCGCAGTAAACCCCGTCGCGCTCTTTCGCTCGATCAGTCATGGACTCACCTTACTGAGATGAAAATTCTCTGTCAAGGATGGTAAGGAACAAGCCGCTCGGGATGAGCGCCGCGCAGGATCGTGATGGCCGTCATCAGCCGCGCCAGATGGATCCCCGGCCAGGGCGTCCCGTCCGCCCGCAGATAGCGAAGCTGCCAGAGGGTTAGAAACTCTCCCTCGTCCAGCCCATCGATCTTCCAGGTCACGCCTGCTCCGTTGCGACCGTGAACGCCGTCAGCGGCATGTTGGGCTTGCCGTCCGGCCGAGTGGGACGGCGCGGGTCTACGCGCGTCCACAGTTCGTGCAGCGCCGCGAGATCTTCGAGTACGAGCGCCTGCTCGGGATCGTCGGTGCAGACGATATGCGCGAGCATGGGGCTCCCATCGGGATCCACGCCGTCGCGTCCCGGGTCGTACTCCTTGAGGAACTTCCCGTCGAAGGGCGTCTTGCCGCCTGCCGCCAAGCCCACGATTCGTACCCGGATCATGGCGTCAGCCTAGCAGAGTCCTCGTCATTAGACGCTCTACATTTCTTACACAGATAGTCGCCCAAGAGGGCGGGGCTTTCGCATCCCCCGCAGACGCCCACGGGGAGAGGAGAGGCGTTGGGAATCACCTTGAAGCTGGAGTCATATTCTGGCAGGGACTCATAGCCGCTTGTGCCCTCGGGAAAGGATTGAATGGTGTCCGCCTTGGGATTCATGTAGCTATCCCAGAACATGTCGTTCTCGTACCAGACGCAGATCCAACGGTGGTAATTCTCTTCCTCTCCTCGAAGGATGAGGAGCCAGGCGTTATCCATAACGGCATCCGGGGCAGAGATAATCCCCCTCCTCGTCAACGAACTCATTGCATTCGGCGCAACGAGTAAAGACGGGAAGGGGAATCATTTCCCCATGATTAGTAAAAATCTGCCGTCGTCGTCCGTCCTCGTAGAGATAAAACGCTCGCTCGTTCTTCCCCTCAATAAGGCAGTGAACGCATAGACCGTTTCGATGAACGGAGGCCTCATGCCCATGACGACAGGCGATACGATATGGGGTAGTCATTCTTCGTCGCGTTCGTCGGCGTCGGCCTGAAGGGATAGATCATCGTTCATTGAGGAGCCGTTCCGCTCAAACCAGCGCTTGACCTCCTCGCGGCTGGCGAGCCCAGGGCGGCCATACCAGCGATTGATTTCGCGTCGGAATTGATCATCCACGTCTACTGTGTAGCTGATACGAACGCGCATATGCCTATGATACCCGAAGGGACCTTATCTGTCAAGTTCCATCAGATATGGGACCCTGCACGGGATGTGATACAGACGCAATATTCTCTGTCAATACCGCAGAGGACCCGTCCTCTCGGGTTCCCATAGGGACTCCTAAAGTGTAGGGAATCTCAATCCCGGTCTGTTACCCAATGCAAGGACCCATAGCAAGAAAGTTGAAAATTACAAACCGCTGCCGGAAGGGCTATCACCCTACCGCAACAAATGAGCCTCCTTTCTCGGGCCCTCCGCTTCTTGTCATAGGCCTTATGTCGAGTCAACGCATAGGACATGGGGCTTGATGTATGTGTATGACCGAGGTGTAGGCCATCCTCTTGTGGTATGGGATGCTAATGGCCTATATGATCAGGCTAGGTTACTATTAAATCCTTACCTGGCCCTGGGAGAATGTCGTTTGATTTGGCTCTACTAAGCCAAGTGCAATAATGTATTGCAGGTTGTTAATAGCATTGAGACGAGGCATAGCCTATGCCTTGGGTCGAGTGCTATGCCTATACGCGCGCATAAGGTGAGCGCTTTTGAGGGTGGTCTGGTACTCTACAAGGGTCTCTACAAGGGTCTCTGAAGGGACTCTACAAGGCTACAAGGCAACCGTGTGGTACTCTGAGACCATGTGGCCAACCGAAGATACACCCCTCTTCATCATCATTCTCCTCTGCATCATTGCGGCCTGCGTCACCTGGCCGTGGCTATTCATCCCTGTAGCCCTTGGCATCCTGTGGTTTGCCATCGGATCTAGGTCTCTGTGATGTGTAGGCTTGCCAGAACATATTCTCCCTGCTAATGTGCTCGGGGCCATGGTCAACTTCCTTGCCTTTTGGGCCATCGGGATCCTCGTGCTGAGCGCCGCTGCGGCGTTGGCCTACGGCTGCGCCCGGTTGCTGCGCGCCCTCTATCTGCGCATTCGGAGGCGGGATGACTGACGGCCGTCTGCTCTATCATCCTCGGGACGATGTTTATCTCATGATGAGCCATCGGCTCAGCGCCAAGCAGCGGAAGATCTCCGGCTATCACTGGGTCAGGGACGTGATGGAGAACGACAACTCCAAAACCCTGCGGACCGACCGGGGCCAATATATCTGCCTCAACCTCACCGAGATGCGCAGGAGCGGCTTCGTGGAGGTAGAGCGCAGTTGTCCGGTGCCCTGGCCGCGCTGCGCGGAATGTGCTGAGCCATCGTTCCTAGACTATCTCTGTCAACGATGCAGGCTTGACGTGAAATATTCTGCCCGCTAATGTAGGGCGATGGGCTGGCTCCTCCCTCATAGCTTCGAAGGCGTTGTCCGAGAACGGCGCATCGGGCGCTGCTATCTCATCTGGTGGGATGACGACCAGGAGCTATGGGCCTATAACGACGAGGAGGGCCTGGGGCTGGCGTGCTCGCTGGCTCCCGATGAGCCCTTCTCCTCGGGAGAGTTAGAGTTGGATTCCTTCCTGAAGGATTGGAAGATCATCGACAGCGGTTGTCCATTATCATGGCCCGTCTGCGCCGAGTGCGAGGAGCCATCGTTCCTGGATTATCTATGCAAGGGCTGCCGCCATGGATGACTGTCGCTTCTATCACTACGGCAGCGAATTCGTGATGATGTGGAAGGTAGCTGAGCGTTGGCACTGGAGTTCGTGTAGAAGTCCCGGGCGGCACGCTCTGGACCGCGATTGGCATCCCGGCCTGCTAGCTGACGACTATGTTAAGGCCGCGAACTTCAGCCCGCTCCACTGGCTCTGGCTCCAGTGCGCAGAGTGTGGCGGGCCAAGCTTCCTCGACTATCTCTGTCCGAGGTGCAGAGATGGAGCGTGACCGTTCTCAGACCTACTGCGCCAAGGTCCGATCTGGGATCAGGGACTACTGGTTGGTCATCTGGTACGACGAGTCCTGGCAGGGCTGGCACATGTGGCATGAGCGCGACGATCCCAACACCGTCCGCACTAGCGTAGGGATCCAGTACGATCAGTGGCAGGCCAACGTCAGCGTCATTCCTCATCGAGCCTGCGCCAACTGCGAAGGCATCATCTACGCCATCAACGCGGACTATCTCTGTCATTCATGCCGACTTGATTGTAGTTATTGTTCCTGATAGAGTTAGCGGCTATGTTCTTCCTCGCAAACATCTTCATCATGCTAAATGCGGCCTTCGCCGCGTTGAACTTCCACCACTACTTCCGTAGCGGTGGGCATGCTTCATCTCTCGTGGCAGGCGTCATCTGCTCGACCGGTGTCGTCATCCTCCTGTTGGGATTGAACTAGGACTTGTAAGTAGATATTGTTCCTGGTAATCTGCTAGGGCTATGGGGGAGCTTCCCGAGTGGATCTACGATGACGAGGACAAGCGTCCGCGTCTCTGCGAGTGTCTAGACAAATCGTGGACGCTGTTCTGGGACGAGCAGCAAGAATTATGGAACGTCCGGCACAGCAATGGGAATCTCCAGCTTAATGCCGATCCCCCGAGCAAGTATCGGGACACCGATTGGCGGACCATCGAGCCCAAGATCCCGGACCGTTTTTGCGGAAGCTGCGAGGCCACGTTCCAAGCCTGGGATGCGGAATACCTCTGCCCGGAGTGCAAGCCATGAACTACTACTACGTCACCACAGGCAGCGATGCTAGGCATACCAACGCCTGGCTGCTCTGGGGGGAGGACGAACAATGGCGGCTCCTCTTCGATCCGCTCTGCCCCGGCTATGGGGTTCATCAGCACGAGGTCGTAGCGACCACGCTTGCAGCCTGCGAGGAGCTAGGCTATTCGGTCGGGCCAAATTATTCTCCTGTGCCCCATCTCCGTTGTGCCGAGTGTGACGAACCAGCGTATTACGATTATCTCTGTCGTAGGTGTAGGACATGAGGCATCGAGAGCATGTCCTGGTGGCTTCCCGTAACGGTGGCGGGGAACCCTTCCTGATTTGGTGGAACGATGCCGAAGGCCGATGGAAACATATGGAGAGCGGGGCACTGTATAACTTCCATACCGGCTATTCCTTTAGGCGTGTCAACAATAATTGGACCTTCGCCCGTCCGCATTCCAAGCTGCCGTGGCTGAAATGCTCCGACTGTGGTGAGATCTCCTACAACGACTATCTCTGTTCCGAATGTAGGACTAGGACCTGATATGGACTGGCAACCCTCCAGCCCCGAGCTTGTCGATGCCGCCCAGAAGGATGGTCGGCCCTTTATCGTTCGAGCAGCCCCGGCCTCGTGGCGAACGAACCAAGAAACGCCGCTAGAGATCTTTATTTATCCTGAGGGCGAGACGTGGTATGAAGAAGAGAATGTCGCGGGGCATAGCGCTCCTGCCTTTGTGTTCGATAATTGGCAAGACATCAAGGACCCGCTCCTACGCTGGGAGTTCTTGTGGGCCTACGAGATGCTGACGACTCGGCCCTGCGGTGATTGTGATGGTGTAGTCTACGGCCTGGACTATCTCTGCCTGAGGTGCCGGAATGTGTGACCACCAGCCTGGGGATCTCGTCGCCTTCACATCAACCACCACCAACAAGTCATGGCACGGCGTGGTCGGCACCATAGATCGGGTTCAACACAATCGTGGTGGGGACTGCCGAGTCTTTCTTGTTGAGGATTGCCCATCCAGGGATAAGGGCTTTGACCTCAATTCCCCGGTCGGGGTAAGAGCCGTCTTCTATCCGATGGGCGCTTGCTCGCCGCTATCCTGGAGTGTGTGCGCCGAATGTGATGAGCCAGCGTTCCTCGACTACCTTTGTCCCTATTGTCGGAAGTCTCCATCCTGGAAAATGGAAGCTTGAGGCAGCTTCCTAGGCGACATAGTTACATATAGTGATTGCCATGGAAGCTTCTAAACCGCCAATTAACGAAAGGGCCTTTCTGAACTATAGCTCCGAGTGCGCCAATTGCGGCAGACGGAGGACGGGGATGCGGCGCATTTGCTATTGGTACGATCTGCCGTGTCCACGCTGTAATTCCGCGCGGGACGAGTTGACCCCAGCACCCAACTATAGTTTGCTAATCCCCCTCCCTACACTAGCTGATAGCGAGTGGATCGCAGACATTGACGCAACTTAATGTACATGCTATGGTAATGCGCCATGAGCGTGACCTTCCTTATCCTCAGCGACCTGATCATCTTCCTCTGCGGGATTGCGTTCGGCCTTGCGATTGGGAGCCGCATGAAGGGCTAATGAACGACGACGTTCATATCTACGAGAGTCCTATCTCCTTCCATATGGTATGGAAGGAGGAAGGCCGCTGGTACGCGCTTGCCGTACATAAGAGGGACGGAGAGTTCACATCGACCCGGCCGGTGCTGGCTCCGGGTCGATCAGACGGAACGGGCGGGGCGAAAGCGTGGCGGTCGCCCATCTATACCCGGCTACAACTTACATGCCCTATGCCGACGCTTACTTGCGCTGAGTGTCAGCAACCATCGTTCCTGGATTACCTCTGTAGTAGGTGCAGACAGTAATGGACTATTACTACTTCTCGATCCCAAACGGCGAGGGCTTGGTGTGGCCTGAGCCAGGTGTTTCTACTGGCGGCACCCACTACCCTTGGAGGATTTTATGGACAAACCGTAGTTACGTGCGTGCGCAAGAACGTATGACACCATTCCTAGACATGTGTAGGGATGAGTGGCCCGGTGTGCATCAGAAGCAACCCAACTTCTCGCGAATTCCTACGCTGTACTGCGCAGAGTGTAGTAGGCCATCATATCAGGACTTTTTGTGCTCGAATTGTAGGTCAACATGAACTTCGATGATCCCCAAGTACAAGAGATGGTCTTTGTCCCTGTGTGGGAGCTAGGCCAGTCCAACATGGAACACGATGGGGGACGGAGCGAGACTGGCGTTGCTGTCCTCGTGTACTACGAGAGCGGCCGCTGGTGGGGCATAGAAGAGGATGGGATGGTGCGCAGTTGGCATCCCGAGTCTCCCCCTGTCTGCTCAGAAGAGACCATCAACTTCTGTCCGCTCCCGCCGCGTGGCCTCTGTGCGGTATGTGATTTGCCTAGAGTTGTTGATCTAGATTACCTATGTCTTGAGTGTCGGGCGACCTAGGTCGCGCCTATTGAGTCTAATATTCCCGCCTGGTAGCATGTGAGCATGCCCGACGACCGAGAAGGCCCAGAGGTGCCCGAGCTTCCTGAGATGACGAGGGAGCATCTCGCCTTGCTCAAGGCGCAGATCGATGACCCGCAGTTCCAACTCATGATCCTGCACTACATCCATAAGACGAATTACCCAGTGAGGTCCGTGGGATGACCACGCTTCAGCGCAGCATCCTAAGCGTTCTCGGGATCTACACCGTCCTACATTTCCTCGATGTCATAGCACTATGGATGAGTCACTAGAGTCAAGCGGCTGGAGCCGCCTCAAGGACTGGGAGATCGTCAAGCTCCTTGAGGACCAAGTTGATGGTGTTGGCCCCATGGGTATCAACGCGGTAGAGAAGGCTAAGAAAGTACTAGAAGGTCGTGGCCTTGTGTCACGCAACTGTGCGGAGTGTGGAGAGGACCGCCTCCACCAGCAACACGATTATATTTGCATGTGGTGTCGCCATGCCAATCCCCGCTAATTTAACATATGAGCAAATGCTTCGATGGTGGAACGAGAATCAATCCTGTCCCATCTGTGATAAGCCACCCCATGACAGTAAATATACGTGTGCCTACCACGCTGCTCAGTGGGACGCACACGGGGCTAGTGGCGGCGTCAATTACATAGCGTGGATATATAGGGAGATCGCAATGACCCTAAGGCCATGCGGAGAATGCGGGTCGAGAGGCCTCCCCGCGAACGACTATCTCTGCCCAGCTTGTAGGAGTTGCATAGCGACCTGAAGTGGGTATACTGGGCCGGATGAGCCTACTCAACCCCAAGGGTGTATGCTGGCACGAACAGTGCATTCGCTTCGGTCACGTACAGGAAGCGGAAAATGGTAAATGCAATGAATGTCAAAGCCTCTTATCCAAAATTGGCTCGCAACCACTCAGGAGATCTAATGAACTCCGATAGATGGTTCGTTGCCTGTGAGCGCTGCTCCTGGAAGGATATTCGAATACAGGAGCCCGAAGCTCCGTGCCCTAGCTGCGACTATCGAGTTGTAGCCAAGAAGCTGCTAGCGAGCAAGACTAGACTGGTCGCTGTAGATCGGTCACAGGATCGCTAGGCGCGTCGAGCGGGCTATCTGCGCCATCGCCGATGGCAGATAGCTCTAGCTGCTCTCCGCATGTGCGGCAGCGATTGTGCTCATCAAGATCATGTTCATGCTTCATCCATTCCCAGGATGGCTTGGGATCCTGGACTTGCTTGAGCATGAGCGGGTCGTTGGGAGCGCCGGGCCAGCGATTCTCTGACGTGCGTGGCGGCGTGCGAAACACGTCCAAGTCATCGTAATCATCATAATCATCCCACCCACTATCGTCGGCCCAAGTCGGTGACAGTCGCTTAACACCCGGAAGCCAGCGCTCAAACGCTGGCATAACTTTATCTACATGTTGATCATAACGTGCGAAACTCCCTCCCGGATAAGAGTAGACACTCTGGGGCGTCCATTGTTGAGTAACACGGGCAAGCTGCTCAGGATCTTTCAGATCATTGGTGAATACATCTGGGACCGGGTTGCCTGCAATGCGCCCGCCCGTAAACTGTCCGCCGAGCCAATACTTCGTCGCAGGCACGTTCATCATATCTACGTGATGCGATCCTAGCGGACCAACATGGATGATATTTTTGGTGTGATCATAGATCCACGGCCTAGTATGATTATCATGTGGACCATTTTTATAACTTGACTGTTCTTCGCGGATAGTCGGTAACTCACTCGGCGGCTCGTTAGCCTCCTTCCACATCTCATCATCAGCGTAGTCAGGTCCCCCAACGCTTAACTCGGGATGTGCTTTAAGAACTGGCTCTGGGACCTTAGCGCCAGTATACGTATCGTAGATATTGCCATTGGGTTCGATACGCATCAAGGAGATATGACCGCGCCTTAGATCGCCGTGGAAGTCCTCATCAGACATTCCTAATTGCCTTGCCATGGCTGCGTGATGCGGTCCCGCCATGCTGCTATTGGCATCTACATTCCAAGTTACTGTCCTTGGAGGAGAGAACGGCCTAGCAATGTACATGGCCTTGCCTGGAGAGCCGGGAGTCCACCCAAGCCGATCCCAGCCTCCGGCCTCCTTCCATAGACTTTCATCTTGTGATAGGTCTTCCATGGGCTGAATGCCAAGATGATTTAGTAGCTCGTCGTTATTTTCTGGCGGCGTTCCATACCAACCTAGCTTCCCATCTTTGTAGTCATACGGCTCCCCGATCTCATTGGGCTTAGGAAGATGGATATACCCAACATGCATGCTCTTGGGATTGTATTTCTGAGACTCCCATTGACCCTCTAGCGGTGGGAGGCCATACTCTTCACTCAAGTGCATGTGATACTGTCCTGGCCGTCCAATGTACATTTCATTGCGATCCTTGTCGTAGGCCAACGGCATACGCTGAGTGTATTCGTGATCGCGCCACTCATGAGAGGCACCATCCTTATTGTAATCCTGACCGACCCAGTGATCTGGCGGGGACACGGAGAGGCTGAACGGATAGCGTGCGGCAGCCTCGCGCAGCGGACGAGGCGTGGAGAAGTTCATGCGGCCCGCTCTGAAGCTCAGAGGCGGCAGGGCTGCCCTAGGGCTGGATTCGCTGTAGGCGACCGTGATATGGGGCTTAAAGCCGCCCTCGTAGCGGGCTACTGTGACGCCCTGCTCTTCCAGCCACGTATTTAGCTCGTCCGCGTACTCGTTGAAGTGCTCGCAGCGTAGCTCGATGACCACGGCGTCGTTGAATTTGGTCAGGCGCTTGCCCTCGAACTTCAATCCGGTGTAGTTGAAGCGATCCGCTGCACGGCGCACAACATCATCATGTAGGCCATGCTCTGCGTAGGCCATGGTAATGTGGTACTCACTCGGGTCTAGGTACTCCTCTTCGGGAAGCTCAAGCTGTTTAACCCAGAGGGCGATGCGCTTACGAATGCGTTCTGGTACATCAAGAGACAGATGTACTTCATCTCGTGACGCCGAAGTGTGAGAAGAAGAATAATTCCAAAGATCGTCGTCGTCGTCTTGCTCCTGATCGGACGCCGTAGGGAAATATGCTGCGAGTGCAGGAGCCACATGATTCCAATAACGATCATATCCCCTATAGGGAAAAATATGCTCGGGTTGCCATTTGTTGTATACATCCGGCTTGAAGTTGCCATGCTCGTCACGAATATCACGGGCGCTGACTTCTGGACCCTGAATGCGGCCTCCGGTATATTGGTTGTTACCCAACCAATTGTTCACGGCAGGTACACCGATCATGTCTGTATGAAATGAGCCCAAGGGACCGACATGAATAACATTCGTATCGTGGTCGTAGATCCATGGCCTTGTGCTCCAATCATGGAGGCGTTTCATACGTGAGTCATGTTCGCTGACGGTGGGCGCGATCCCTTCGAAGGCGTTAGCCGTTCGAGCGCTTGCATCGTGCCATAGATCCTCATCATTCATGTCAACAGCATCATTTTGCCGTTCCCATGGCACAGCATGTCCCTCTTGGATGAGTTGTTGTTCTACTTGAGAACGATCAAGAGGAGGATTCCACCAGTCGATAGCATCATAATACTCGGGAGTGGTCTCGGGAGCCAGATGGATCATGCCCTCATGGAAGCCGCGAGTGTTCCCCACTCCCATGTTCTTATTGTACTCAAGGAAATCGTGTAACGCTCCATGATGTACGCCTTGGGGGCCGACGTGGATGGACTTGGTGTCAGGGTCATAGAGGAATGGCTTACGATGCAGGATCCACTGCTCACGCCAGTTCGATCCGAATTGCGATGCCGGAGGCGCATACATCTCCTGCCCATGATCGTAAATTTGATACGCGGAAGCCTCCTTCCACAAGTTGTCGTCATTCATATCTAGCTCCTCTTCAGGCTGGGTTCGCCAATCAACAGCGTGGCCCTGCTGATATAGGTGGTTTTCAACAGCCTCTTGATCTTTTGGTCGGTACCACCAATGGATCGGCCCGTGCCCCTCGTCAAAGTTCTGATTGGTATGGATCATCCCTTCATACATCTCATTGATGTTGCCGAGGCTCGCCACATACTTCTCTACCCAGCCATGATGAGTACCAAGGGGGGCTAAATAAGTCGTCTTAGTCTGAGGGTGATACAAAAACACTCTGCGATTGCTAATCCAGTCATCCCATCCACTGCTAATCCCACTCTTGAAATTCTCCAGCGCGCGAGTGTCGAGATCGATCTTATCTTCGGGGATCTCGTGGACTTGATAATCAGACATTGACATCCTCTAGATATGGTACTTGACCCTTAGGGAAGTATGGAGCCACATCGATGTTCC